GCACTACCACCAGTCATTGCTGTGAATCTAATGTTTGTTGCAACAACCGTTCCTTGGGAGTTGTAAATAAGACCACCGTAAACATTTTGCCCTTGTTTAAGAGTCATGTCAGAGACCGTAAGGCTCTTGCCAGATGGAACGTTAAATATTCGGTACAGGTTATTTCCATCAATTATGGTTTGCGTTCTTCCATTTCCAGTAATGGTTACATTTTGTGTTATCTGTGGTAGTGCACTAGCAAGAGTTATCGTTCCGTTTACGCCAAATGTAATTGAATCATAAATGCCACCAGCAGTAGCGTTTGCTTGTGTGATTGCCCAACGGAGTGTTCCGTTTGAAGTTGTATCATCAAGGCTTGTTACGACCAGTGATGTTGGTGCGGTGATATCGTTAGGGACAAATGAAAGAGTTGAACCATACGCTGAACCTGAAGCATTGGTTACCTTTAGTCTAAAGTAATAAGTAGTTGAGCCAGTTAACCCAGAAACAACTGTTGACACAGTTGAAAGAGATGTGCCAGTAAAAGTTCCAGAGACCGGAATGTCAACAACAGTCCCAGAGAAGTCAGCCGTCGTGCTGTATTGGAATACGGCTGTAGAACTAAAGCCGTTTGGGTTCAGAGTTCCGGATAGTGTTACAGGGCCATCATCAACAGTGACTGTTGGCTCTTCTGATGAAACAATCGGGGCAGTTGCTGCCAAGGTGTCGAAGTCAAATACTGCTGACTCGGTTGTGCCAGTCTCGTTTGTTGCAACTATTTTTGCATAATAAGTTTGGCTTGGATCAAGACCAGTAATTTCTGCACTGGCTGCTAATTCATCGGAGCCGGTGAAAGTTCCCATTGAGACAGAACTAGAAGTAGCAAAAGTTGAATCAGTCGAATATACAAGTGTTGCTGTCGTGGAGAAACCCTTTGGGTTAACTGTTGAAGCAACAGTTGCAGAAGTCTGACCAATTCCGCTTACTACTGGCGCACCTAGAACTGGAGCGTTATTTCCATCAGCTGAGAGTACATAGCTAATACGGAAAGAAGTTGAAGCACCAGCACCAAGTGTTGGAACATTTAGTGCTACGTAGATTCCAGCGTCGGCGTATATTTCTCCAATATTGCCAAGGTACGCTCCGCTTGTTGCAAGGGTGTTTCCAGCATTCCAAATGTCGGCAGGGTCTGGAGAAGAGAATCCACCAGTTTGTCTGGCTACACGAGCACGAGCATCAAATGATTGAAGTGCAATAAATGCATTGTTTCCCCATCTTGCTGTTGCTTGTGCTTCCGTTCCTTGGCCAGTCACCGCATTGCATGACTGGAACGTTGTTGTATTGCCAGTGCTACCTGCACATGTCATTGAGCCAGAACCAGTTGCATTGTCTGGGTCAAATCCACGGCCAAAAAAAACATTTTCTATTGCAGAGCCAGTCGTGTTAGTGAGAGTCACGTCCGTATGGAGTGCTTGCCCTGCTGTAGGAACGCAGTACCTCTGCGAAACGTTTACACCGTTATATGGGCTTGCGCTATTCCAAGAAACGCATTGGGAAGATCCAGAGTTTTGAATGTCGGAAACTGCACCTGCAATACCTGTCTGACCATTGTCGTTTTTGCCTATGCTCCCAGCAACCTTCATTTGCCAGCCCTCAAATGGTGAGCCTGGACAGAAGTAGTCTCCGTCGTCGGTTGTGGCGCCCCAGCCGTCCATTTCACGGTCAACTCGGAAGCCAAGGCAGTTGGCTGGGTTTGCGTGAAACCCTGAAGGAACGCTAGTTGAACCAAAAGCTCCGTTAGCTCTTACTCCTACCTCTGCAAACTCGCCTTGTAGAAATGCTTGACCATTAGATATCTGCGTATTCGTAGAAAATGTTGCTTCAACTGGACCAGATGGTGGAACAAAAGATCCTATTAAAAATATAGGAACAAAAATCCATGCGGCTTTGCGCGTAAAAGCATAGCGTAATCTATTTAATATATTCAACCGACATCCCCTTCAGTTAGATGCCCCTAATAGTAACTGAGATAACAAAAAAAAGATCCCCAACTTATTTAAAAGTCAGGGATCTTTTACGCTATTGAGCGTCGGTTTCCGTAAGGATATTATATCAAATCTTTTTTGCTATAACACCAAGGTTTGGGATATTCTTTCCAAAATCCTTTTTTGTTTCCTCTGGAAGAATATCATCATCGATGTCATACTGCCAAAAGCCAGCATCAAAACCTGTAGCTTCCATGCCAAGCGATTGAAAGTCCTTAATTAATTCTTCTTGTGACCACATGCTTTGATGTTGTTGTAGGATATTTGAATCACATCTACTAGCAGGTGTGAATATTGGAGCTCTCATTGCCCTAAATGATATCTGACCATCTGCCCACATTTTTATTAGTCTACCGGTATCTGTTTGTATTACCTTAATTGTTCCACCACGCTTAAGTTTTCTAAGCATGTGGAGCAAGAAGGATTTATATTGCAATACAGAGATATGCTCAAGGGTATGTGATAAGAAAAATTCATCTACAGTTCCATCGTCACAGAATGAATCAAGGTCCATTATGTTGGCTTCTATATCACAAACTTCTGCTAGGTTAACTGTCTTGTATTCTGATCCCTTGCCAATTCCGCCAAGGTTGAATTTAATAGTGCTCATAATTAATCTTCTCTCGTGTGTATGTTAAGGTCTAACCAATTCATATGGTAAAGACTATTGGGTAAAACATCTGGTTGCAGTCCAGTTTTCCAAAGGCAATATGGAAAACTAACTTGGTCCTGATATGACCATTGCAAGTTTTGTTGATGCCATAAAGCACCAAGTTCTTTTACTTTTGGATTTGTCATATCTCTAGCTGAAACTCCGCAAGCATACAGGCCATAGTCTTCTGGAAATCCTTCTGATCTATAGAAGTCACACTGTGCATCTAGCGGTTCATTCGCATACTTTGGTGGCCTAATCGTTGCTTCTCCGTATGCGCAATATCTCCCCGGATTGCCTAAAGCATCAGGATGCGGAGATGCAACAAAACCATTTTTCATATACGAAAGAATTTCTGGAACAAAATTAGGGTTATAAATGCCTATCTCTCCATCAATCCAAATAAAATATTTATACTTATTTAATACCTCAATTGAATGAGGGTCTAACTTAGGTCTTTTTGATTTTCTTCTATTATCAAGATGATCATCTGATTCTGGCAGACGATGAACCTGCCAAGGAAAAGATATGTCAAATATAGATTTGCCATCTGTAAAATACAGATAGTCAACCCCAGGTATTACCACCTGTCTAGTTGGGTAATCATACCCACCAGTTACCGCAGTACATATAACTGTATTTCCAAACCAATCTGTTACCATATCACAACTTTCTTGCATCTACTTTTAATATATAATCTTGTTCGACTACACTCTTTGCCGCATCTACTTTTAATAAACCAAACTCATCTGCTTCAACAACATCAATAATCTCAAGTCCAAGATTTTGAAAATCATCGACCAACATTCTACTAGTTAAGCCAACATAATGAAAATCGTATCGGTTTGTTTGCCCAGCAAAAAATATTTGTTGCATAGCTCTGTCTCCTTCAAGAGAATTTAAAGCCAATAATTTTTTACATGCGTTGAGGAAGTCTGGTACCTCTACTCTTATCATGCCGCCAGGCTTAAGTATTCTACACCATTCTTTTAATGCATCTTTGTATTCTCCCCAAGGGAAGTGCTCAAGACATTCGGAGCTATAAATAATATCTGCATGATCATCTGGCAATGGTATGTTTCTTGCATCTGAAACAATATCTACATCATAACATTTTCCATCAGCAGCATGTAAGTAAAATGGATCTATGTCTACGTGCACCCAATCAGGTCCTAAATAAGTTCTAGTTCCTATTACAATCTTAACACCTTCACCATTAGGTATTCTTTCTTGTTTCATTTTTACCTATAATTCTGTGTGATTGGGTACGGCATTGTTTTAATTAATTTATCTGTATATCTATAGCACAGGGGATGAAATATTTCCAATAGTATTTCCCCCCATTGAATGGGGTATTTAGTGACAAAAGTGTCCGCTGCTTCTCTTGAGTTTTTTGCTGGATAAGCCTTCAATCTATCTAACTTTTTGTCCATTACTTCCAATAAAGTATTGTACCACAAGGTTGTAAATTCAGTATTTGGCTTGAATATATATAAATCATTGGTCATCAATTTGTCCCAATGTTGCCCAAGCCAAGGTCTTTGTTTTGGAGTAACACTTAGTTCGAATTCGTCTTCCGGTGCACCAATGCCAAAAGCATCAGATGCTTCCAGCTGACTAAAATATGGATTCCAATCCCATGAACATGGTTTGATATCTGTATACCCTCCACCATGGTGGTGCATAAAGTATGTTCTTAGATAATCTGCCTTATGAACATCGGAAAGATATTGATACCCTTCGTGTAATGGGTGATTATCAACCACATAACTGGAAAGGATATCGTCCGTTATAAGCACGTGATTAACCTTTGAATTGATTTTTATAGATTCAAGACCGTTGAGTCTATTTTGATTCATGGTGGGGTTGTTGTGTCCAACCCAAAATGAGTATAGGTTTCTTTGCAACATAGTTTAGAACTTTGTAGTTATGATATGGCCATCAATTTGGTCAGCTGGTGGCAGTTCTTTTCTTACCAAGACTCTTTGCACCCATCTGTCTGTGCCATCATATCTAGCCTGAAATGGTTTACGACCATGGATGGTATTGCTATTGTCTATAACTAAAAGATCACCGGTCTGCAATACAATCTCTTGCGTGCATTGCTCAATTGCCCACTGAACCTCTTCTAAAAGTTCTTTAGCAATCCAACCTTCACCCTTAACAACTGTTACATCATAGGTAAAAGTAAGTCTACCATTAGCAGCCTTGCTAATTATAGAAATTGGTATTTCCTTATCTTCTTCCCCATTTGTTCTGAAGCTAAGATCTATTCCTGTTGTAAACATTTTTTCCATGAGCATATGTTTACTTGCTGTACTCACATGCTTTAATATGTCAGATAGACTGGCATACGTTGTAACAGCCATTGGATCGCCTCTTAAACACAGCAGCATAACGTAGTCTGGCTTATATGGGTGGAATGCTGTTTCGGTATGCAGCGCAAGTTCAACCTTAGAAGATGTAGAAATTTGCTGACTTTCGGTCTTATGAACTGGAACTATATTTTGTATTAGTTGGCCTTGCTGCTCTTGGATATATGAAACTGGATGCCCAAATTCGTGAGCGTACTTGAGCAAAGTTTCTGCAGCTATCTTTGAGGAATTTTCTGCGACTGAAGAAGGAAAGGGAGTAGCCGGTGTTTTAGGCACGTGCCCAATCTCAACATCTTTAAAAAGGATTATACCCATAACAAAAATTATATCATAAAGCTTTAGGTATTAGGAAATACAACTTCATTAAATTTTCAGTAGTTATTGAAAAAACATATTCAGTTCCTTCAACAACCTTTATAGAAATAGAATGAGCTTCTACAAGATCGCCTTCAGTATTTAGCATCGTGGTTCGCTGGCCAATCGTTACATTTGAAACCATGGGCATGAAGCCGCTAAAGAAGTTATCTTCCGTCATAAAAAGGTTTCGACTTCCCTATCTCAATCTTATTAAACTTTCTAGTTCCAAGCTCAAATCCACCCATTAGGCAGTGAGCTGTACATCGGTTGTCCCATATAACTAGATCATTTTCAGACCAATTTAATTGTAGGCCGTTTGTATGATCCTCAAAAAGACTTCTAAGTAGCTTTAGATAATTCATCCATTTATCATTATCTTTACTAACAGTGGTGAGACCAGGGTAATAAACTGAAATTCTATCTGTTTCTGGGTGGATTCTTATGGTCGGATGTTCATATGGAACAATGTTTTCCCTATAAAGAGGATCATTTGGATCATCTGCATTCCAGTTTTTAACTTTTATATTTTTGATAAAACTTAAACTGTCTTCATCTAATAGTGTATAAATTTTTTCCAAATCTACGAATCTAGTTTGTCCACCCTTTGAACCTGGCATTAGGTGGTGCATATGGATGCAGTTTATGTCAACTACTTCTTCAAGCCAAGAATCATCAGTATGCCAACGCATAAAGTGATGCCCTTCATCTGGAAATGGTTCGCCAGTTCTCTCGAATAGTTCAAACAACGGTTTATGATCAACGTCTTTTAAGATCCTAAGGTGATTTGAATTAGGGTAAAAATGTTCAATCAACTTTAATTGATCTTCGAATGTTGTTTCCACATTCTTAAAAATTAAAACCTTATACTCTAAAAGATCTGCATAAAGCTTTTCTGATTCATCCCAAATTTGTTTATAAGATTTATCTGTATATACTTTTCCAAACTCAGACATATATACAGTATAGCACTATAAAGGTTGCTTATTTATCACACTAACTTAAGTATAAGATATATTTCTACAGCATGAAGGCCAAAATAAACACAGTTTAAAAACCAACCCTTGACTGCCATTTTGTTGAAGTGATAGTGAGTGTCTGGGTGATTGCCCCTGTTTTCTCCATCGTGTCTGCAGTTGTGCCCTTCATTATGTGAAGCGCATGGTTCTTCATTTAAAACATGGTGATTTCTATTCGTGCAATTCATGGTTATTTCTTTTTCTTTTTGCTTATTTTTCTAAGTGTCTTAGCCAAGTTTGCTTGTTTTACAGTAAGAGGACTATATTTGCCTGGGTTTTTAGTTACTGCTGCAACCATTCCCGGAACTGATTTGCCAGCTTTTTTAGCTTTTGCAGTAAAAGCACCTGGTCTTTTGATCGCGCCTTGAATCCACTTCTTATCTTTTTTTGCGGCCATTTACTATTTCCTTTTTAATTTTGTTTGGTTTAAAATCAATCATTGTCATCTGCGCATGGTCGTTAATATGAGAATCTAATTTGTGCTCAATGATGGATATGTCTGCATCTATATCAGCAATGTCTTCTTTCAATAAGTCAAGACGCTCTTTTACAAAGCCATGATCTCTAACATTTTCGCGACGCCCCTTTTCTATCAAGAGCATTAATATACCAAATGCTCCAGTGACAGTAGCGGCCCATACGCCTTCCATTATAGGCCAAGCAATTCTTTTACTTTAGGACCAGCAACTGAGTCAGCAGGCAGCTTGTTTGCAATCTTAAAAGCTTTAATTGCTGCATCTGTGGCAGCATCTTTTTGCCCATTGATATTGCCCTTGTAAAAGCCTTTTGCTTTTAGTGCCTCTTGTAGCTTGCTGATATCGTCTCCACCACCTGCTGCAGGAGCAGGACTGCCGGCTGGCTTTGCCCAATTGTTCTTTGCCATCCACTCTGCAACTGCGGCAGGTGGGGTATCGCCATCTACATAACGAAGATGCCATGGCTCGGAAGGAACAACCTCCCATGAAAAACCAAATTTCTTTACATTTGCAATCATCCAATTAAGGCGCTTTGGTTCTGATGCATTAGCAATGTCAACGGCCAATCCCAAATTGTGCTGACTCTTACCAGGTGTGGCGAGCATAGCCATACCTTTCTTGAGATACCAAGTCTTGCCTTCAAATGTTTTTGTACTTGTTCCGGCTACTGGCTCAAGCTGATATCTCTGCTTAAAACCAGCGAGTTGGCTTTCGTAACTACGATATGTGTCACCTGCTGAAGTCGGCTTTAGTTCAATGCCTTCTGCTTTTGCAGCTTCATCCATTGCATTATATGCTGCTGCAGCTAGCCAATGCATCTTGCCACCTGCTTCAATCGGGCGCAAAAGGTGAGCTGGAAGCTTTCCTGGCTCAATCCCCTTTAGATCTGCCGGCAATTTAACTGGAACAATATAATCCCACGCAACTTTGCTCATAGTTGTTTCCTGTCTTCTAGAAGGTCTGATATATTAGTAACTTTTATTTGCTAAATAATTATAATTTTAATGAAAAATTTCACCATATATTATAACATACAAAAACCCCGCCATTATAAATCTGGAGGGGCTTTTGCAATTTACTTATCTCTGGATGCTTTTTTTGTAGCTGTTTTCTTAGCTGCCTTTTTCTTTTTGGTTGGCTCTTCTTTCTTTAAAGAAGCTACGTTTTGTATATATTTTGACATATTTAATTACACCTTTAAATTTTTTACTTCTTCTTCTTTTTCTTAGCAATTGCTGCTTGGATAAATGGAGGTAACTTCTTTTGTGCTGCAGTCATTTCCATATCTGATCCTGATTTTTTCATTGTCTTCTTCATCGGCATTTTTGCTGATTTCTTTGCTGCTTTTTTCATTGCCATTTTATTCTCCTATTTGTTTTTTTTGCTTGTTGTCTTACTAGATCTTTTAGTAAAGGTTGAAACATTTTTAGGTGACTGTCCCTTAACACCTTTTTGTGGGGTACCAGAGCTTCTTTTTCTTTGCACTGCGCTTTTCTTTTGCGCAGCAGACATCGACCTAGCCTTAGCTACCGGTACACATTTAGCATATCCAGAACCACCTGCGCCTGATGTCCCGCATGGTTGATATTTGCCATTCTTTTTTGGAGCACCAATGTTAACCCATTTTTGGTTAAACCACTTAGTTAGTCCAACCCCTTTTGGTCCTGGCATTGCTTACTTCTTTTTGCTTTTTTTTGTACTTACAGTTTTCCATGTGCCGCCCATTGACTTATACTTTTTGGCAGCCCATGCATTAGCATATGCTGAAGGATAGACATCAAACTTTGCTTTTGCCTGAGACTTTGCAGAGGACCACAAGGCTGGTTTTGTCGGTTTATTTACCTTGGCCATTTTATTTCTTCCCCTTATTTCTTTTTGAAATTGCAGCAGCTTTTTTCTTAGCATCTGCTTTGGAAGATGCACCCCAAGCCTTGAGCGAAAGCAATAGTCTTGTTGGTTCTCCGTTTGGTTTTCTTTCAGGACCTGGCATGTTGCCCATCCTGGCAAGAAATGATGCTCGTCTTGGGTTATCGCCCTTTTTTACTGGCGCCTTTAAGTTCATCCCCTGCCTCTTTGCTGAGGCGCGTCCCTTGGCGTTGAGACCGCCCTTGGGATTCTTACCGGCTTTCGTTTGCCAAGCTGGTGATTTTGCCATTACTTTTTCCTTTTCCCTTTTTTGCTATTTACCTTAGGTGACTTTCGAGGCTTTGGTGCGCTCTTCAATTCAAGTCCGTACATATAATTATTAGTACCCATCCTTGGGCCAGAAACATATGTAAACCTTTTGATAGCCATTTTACTTTTTCCTTTTTTCCAAAGCGTCTACGAAATCATGCAACTTAAAGATTGCACCCCAAACCATTTTGGTAAAAACCGATTTAATTCTGGCCATTTTTTTTGTCTTTCGTTTCAGGATCTTGTTTAACTCTAAAATCTGGTGGTGCACCCAATTGTTTCTTGGGTGACACCCCACCTTTAGATACTTTCCTAAATTTAGCTAAGGACATAGTAACTAGAGCAAGTTACTTAGTGGTCTTTTTTGGACGACCTTTTTTAGCTCCAGTAGACTGAGTAGCTTTCTTTGCCGAAGGCTTCTTGGTAGCTTTTGAAGCGTCCTTAACAGCTTTGGCTACTTCTTTTTTAGCATCTTTTACGATGTTCTCAGCAGCCTCTGCAGCAATTTCTGCAACAGCCTCTGCTTGATCAGCGATTTGGTCAATCAACTTAGCCTGAGCCTTAGCTACTGGGCTACTTGCATCGATCTTTTGCGCCTTAAAAAGAACTGATTTTATTTTACTGGCTATTTTCTTGAACATTTTTTACCTCTGTTTTAATTATTGGATTTATATTATATATGTATAATAGTACACTTGCAAGTCAGCAACTTAATTACTTTGCCTGCTGGGCCTCTTTAATAAGCATGTATCTTTCGCCCGTTTCCTTGGAAACTAAGGAAAAACCATAGGCTGCCGCATCCTTAACCGCCTCTGAAAAGGCCTCTCGATCCAACGGATTTATGCCGTCTAAGGGGATGGTGATCCCAGCGTAAACGTCTACGTTTTCAAAATTGCCAATGTTTATTTTTCTATTTACTCCGCATATAAAAATTGGACTACTAGAAAGAGATATCTCTCCAGCTAGGCTAGAGACGGCTTGATCAATCGGTGATCCGTTTGATTCTTCTAGTGCATTTTTGGTTATCTTAGGCATTGATTGCTTCTTTCATTGAATTGATGTAGTTTATTGTTTCTAGTGCTTGATCTTCAATTGACATTAAATCTGTTTTTATAACAGCAGATGCTATATTTTTTATTTCTTCTATCTGACTTTCTGAAGAATGTGATGACTCATCTTCTGACATTAGCTTGCCGTCTCTTTTAAGTATTCTGTTGTTTAGGGTTTCCTCTTCTGCATCGAATACTAAAACAAAACCATTTGGTTGCTTCAATATACTCTTAGCCTCATTGGCATAACGAACATCAGAAATAATCACACCAAAATTTGATTCATAGTCAGCGTCTTCATTTTGCTTTGCGAACTGTCTGTACAATTTATTGGCTTTAATTATTGCCCAGTTGGCAAAACAATTTGGATCAAAGTCTCGACATATATCTCCAGCATTTTGTAAAAACTTTCTTGGCTTAATGCCTTCTGGCTCTATGGGCATTCCGTATATTTGCTTTACTTTTTCAACCAAGACTTCATAACTAGGAATATTTCCTATCGCAGATCCTCCATACACATCAAAAAGAGTTTCATGTAGTGCGTAAAGCTTTCTTGACTTCTCATTATGGCCAACAATGTTTTTCTTAATTGAAGCCATTTCATAAAGCGGAAGAGCGTAGAAGATGTGATCCCACTTAATAGAACCTTGGCTGGATTCAATAGCACCCTTTGGGACAATTTGCTCAGCTACAGTAGTCTTTCCTGACCCAGCTTTTCCAGCAAGTCCTAATATAATTGGTTGACCGTTTTTAATCTTGTTATTTGTCATGGCTATTATTGTATCACTTATCTAGGTCGGAATCTTTTCGTACTTGCAATTGATCCAAAAATTGATTTGCCAAATAGTCTGGTTCCCAGACCAAGTTTCTTGGGACCTGTATTAATCTGAATCTGTATTCTGATTGTATCTCTTCTATGGTCATTAGAAGTGGCATGAGCGATAAGTTCTTGCACTTCCATTTTTTATTAACTTGATTTGCCACAACAGCTGAATCAGTATAGATAATTGGATCTATAAAATCAGACATTATACATATAAGTAGGGCTGTTATTACAGCCTCATATTCAGCTTCGTTATTGGTTCTTGCGCCTAAGCCTCTTGCAAATTGCACTACTTTCTTTTTGTTTTTATAAACAACAGTAGCACACGCTGCTTCGCCTATCTTTTTTTGGCCCTGCCCTCTAGAGGCGCCGTCGCAAAATACTTCGATGTTCATTAATCTACTTTAATGTTAAATGGTATATCGTGTTTTTTGGCCATAGACATCACATTTTTTTCTTGACTTTTACTAGAAACAATATGGGTTGCCTTTAGCAGGTAGCGTACGCCTTTGTACTCAACTTGAGTTGGAAAATCTAATTCATTTCTTTTTTCAGAAAAAAATTCGTTTGATGAATTAACAGATTTATAATGCCCTATATACATTGTGTCTCCTTAAAATGTAGAAAAATCTCTCTCCAAGAGAAATCCTTTTTCTTCTCTAGACGAAGCTATCTGCATTGATTGTACCTTGTCCATTAATTTTCTTGCAGACTCAGAAGAAATTCTGGCAGCTAATTCCATCGATTCAGCTAACTGTACGATTGCTTCAACGGCGGCTAGAGCCACGTATTGCTGATCAGCTGCTGCAGCTGCTGCTGCCTCTCTTTCTGCTTCATTTTTCCCGACCCTATTAGCCTTATATACTCTCTTATATTGGGCCTCTAACAGCTTGTATTGTGCTCTTGCTATCCCAGCAAATCTAGCTGCTCTACCGTAGACGTTTGATGATCTAGCCACTAACGAACCAAGATCATTTATTGTTAGGTCAACATAATTAGAGTCTGGTATCTCTACATAGTATTTCTCTAGGTCTATTGGGTTAGAGAATGTTGATACCAGTTCCTCTAATTGTGGGTTTAAGAAATTTGATAATTTAATTAATAAGTTATTTTGGTTTAGCTCAGTCATCTTTTTCTTTTTCTTTTTTTAATGTGGTTAAAAATAAATATTCTTCCATTCCATCTTCATTCAACAGTTCGTGTATTTTTCTTTTAATTTTAGAAAGGTGTTCTCTTACTGTATTTGGATGTTCAGTAATCTTAACAGCTATTTCCGAAGATCTTTTATTGTCTATAAATCTCCACTTAAGTAGTTGCCTTTCTTGCACTGTTAGCTTATTAAATGGTGGATTAGTTTCTTCTCCTAGGATCCAAAACTCATCAACATCAGAAGCGAATAACAGGTCTATTGTAGCATACTCCATAGTGTCAACATATGCTCCACCCTTCATATTGTCCTCTGAATCTCCGTCTCCATACATATCATCTTGCGTTAATAAAGGGAAGGACTTTCTTCCAAGCTGATCAATTAAAAACGTGTCTACATTTTTTTTGAGAAGATACAAAAAGTAACTATACAAGAACGCACTAAATGGTATTGGTCCTTTTTCTGAATCTTTTCTTTCGTATCTCTTTATGCACTGAAAGAAGGTTAGCCTGACAGTCTGTTGGACATCCTCTTCTGAACAGTACCTTTTTACCATATAAAGAATACCGCTAATACATTCGTTGACGTGCTTGTATCCTGCTTGGTTTAAGTTGTTTTTCATCAATGCATATCTAACAAAAGTATCTTTTACAAAAAGTGAGATAAACCTTCGTATATCGTAGTCACTGTAACTATACTTTCCGTGTGTGTAGCATTGTAACATACTTCGTCAAGAAGTTATTGAAGACTTTCAAAAGTTCTTCTTGAGATTTTTCAGAACCACCTTTAGCCTTCGCTATGAGTGCCTGCATTTCTTCTTCTTCTAATTTATAATATTGTTCTTTAAAACTTGCCATTACTTTCCTTCCCAGATTGAAACCTTATCCATGTAAGCGTTTCTTATGTCTTCATAAAAAATTACGTGAGGTATACCCAACTCTTCTGCAAACTTTATTGCATCTGATGCGTATTTACTTATGACAAAAGTAAGTTTATTAAATTCTTCTGGGTAATATTTTTTAAACCTTTTAATTTTAATTTTGCTTTTGTCATCCAGATATCCTTTTACTTCAAACCACTCTTCTGTTTCCGTTAAGTAAAAATCTGGTATGTATCCTTTTGTTCCCCTTTTTATTGGGAATGAAAAAACCTTTGGTTCAAACTCGAACTCAATTGAATAGGCCTTGAAGATCCTTGCAATGTTTGCTTCCCAGTTAGATCTCATATTTAGATTTAGATCTTCCCTGAAACCTGATTTCGTATGTCTATACGCATTGCCTTTTGTATTCTTGTGATCGGTAACAGTGGATGCTACTTGTTTCTTCCTGCCAAATTTGGGCAGCGTTTTTTTAGGCGACCTGGAAAAAAAATAATCCTCTGGGTTTGCACCGATGTTCTTCATCTGATATCCTTTACGGCTGTAAGATAACACTAATAAATATTATACTTTATATTTAACAAAAAAACAAGTAAAACAGGAGAAAGTAAAAATGACCATTACAACTACAATTTTCAACAGCATGCGCCAGAATATCAACGATTCTGTAGCAAACGAACTCACTGCTTTTGGCATCAGCCATGACGAAGCGGTAAAGGTTGTTGTTGAATCAGACTTCGACTTGATCCTTTCGGCTACCGAAAATCCAGTTGTCCAGTTCTAATACATAAATTAATATAAAATATACAAGCCCCCTGGGAAACCAGGGGGCTTTTTACTATGCCCTATTAAACTTTCTTAATCTAATTACCCCAGTAGAACAGGCCCCACTTTGAGCGTGGTCGCAGAATGAGCATACTCTTTCGTTCTTTGTAGGAGAGAAATTAGTATCGTTCATTATTTGGTTAATTCTGTCAACCAAAGACTGCTTAGCTAGCTCCAAATCCTCTTCTGTGTATTCATGGGATTTAATTCTTCCACTTCTTAGGTAGTGAAGAGAAGCTTTAATTTTACTTCCTGGGAACATTCTAGATGCTGCCAATGCGTATATCCCCAGCTGCAGGTTCTTGTGTATATCTTTGGCTGCAACCTCACGCTTCCCAGTTTTATAGTCAACGATCTCTACTACATCGCCATTAATATCCACTCTATCTATAAATCCATTTATAGAATAGTTTCCTAAAACAAAACTAAACCCAAGTTCTTTTTCATGGACTTTAAAAGTAGTACCACCGTATAGATCATAGAAATCATCTAGTATTTCTGCGCCAGCATCAAGTAGCACTTGAGGGATCTGGTTGTTGGGGTTAAAAGACTTATTATACTCTTCGTATTTTTTGATTAAAGAATCGTGCTCTATTGGATTAACATCTGAAACATTATCTTCCAAAACAGAATGGATTATATTTCCGAAGAATCGCCGGAGCATTGAACTGTCTTGGTTCTTTCTTTATATAAGAAAAGAAATACTTTGATGGACACATTTCGTATGTGTCTATTCTTGAATAACTAAAGTCTGTTAGCGTAAGTCTTTGTAGCGGGTCTATATCTTCTATTGATTGTAAGTTCATTATTCTCCATCGATATCTTCAGATATCACATTTCCATTTTCATCACATTCTACACCATCTTCATTTATTATTTCGCCAGTGTATATGTTTTTATACAGGCTTTGACCAAACGATCTCCACCCACTATGACCGATTTCCATAAAATCATCTTCTAAATATGGCCAAGACATAACTCTCCTAATCAACCGATATTACTGTGTTATTCACAGAATCTATATTAAAATAGTAGCTTAATAAACCATATATATCACTTAGCTCATCTTCTGTTGCATAAAAACCAACAACACCCAGCTGTAAAAAGAAGCTCTGAGTATCTCCACCCTGATCATATTCAATCAGTTTGACATTGTTTAACAACATTCTTCCGTTTTCTTTTCCTAACATATTAATCCTCGTAAATACTAATTGGGTTCCAGTTTGGATCACCCATCTTGTTTCTCATGTCAGCAACATAGGAGTCCCAGTCTCGTTCATCTTCTGACTTCTTCTGGTACTTAACTTGCCCCTTAAATGGATTAGCTTTAAATCTAGTCATTAAAATCTTTCCATTCTTTGTCTTCCAGCGCAATACGCCGTTCTTGCAATCGCAAAAATCATCTGGGTCTACGTCTATGCATCCGTTTGGATCGTATCTACCACTGCATTTGCCGCACTTGGTATATCTTCCTTTGTCCTGGCATCGGCTGCAAGAGGAGCAATAAACCCAACAGTCTTTTGTTGATGGGTTCTTATAGAAATTTCCAGTTGTCATACTTTCTCCGCTAATAATGAATTTAATTTATCTTTAACTGATATAGAAGTTTTCTTTTTAAACTTAAAACTCAAAGTCTTTCCATTCTCTTTATACGAAAGGAATACATAAGAGCCTCCGTCTGTTGCATTAATTATAGCATACATCTTTTTTAAAGTGTCTGTGCTTATGTCCGAATCTACTTGCAGGTAGATAGGTGTTCCACCAGAAAAGTTAGACAGATCCAACTTTTCGCAGCTATTTAAAAGTATTTTACTAATAACATTTTCGTCATCACCGTCTTTATTAACTGCCCCAGTGATCATTACTACATCACCGTTTTGGAAGTAGTCATCGTCAAACTTCTTTGCTTCTCTAGGAAAAACTATAACTTCAATATCTGAGGATATATCTTGGATATTAAACTTATACATCTTTGCACCTTTTTTGGTGATCATTTTCTTTGACGAAGAAATAATTCCGCCAATATTAACTCTAGAACCAGCTGGAAGATCTGCTATATCTATTATTTCGTAATCTATATTCTTGGAAAGAAGATCCCAAACACCATCAACTGGATTCTTGGATACATATATACCTAATTCTTCTTTTTCTTTTTCCAAAAGATTAAGCTCAGTCTGTCTTCCAAAATCCTGATCAAAGACTTCAGTTATTAATTCATCAAAAGCTCCAGCATTTGATAGATGTTCTAGGGTAGATTTTTTTAACACCGCTGCACCAGTTCTTCTCAAGAAGTCGTGCATTGAAGTATACGGATGGCCACTATCTCTAGAGGAGAGTATCGCTTCGGATACAGCGGTTCCTATCCCATTGATAGCTGACAAGCCAAATATAATTTCTGAGTCACTAATCACTGCAAAATCTTCTACCGACTTATTAATAGAAGGACTTAAAACTTTTATGCCAAGCTTTCTACAATCTGATAAGTACAAAGCTAGCTTATCTTTGTTTCCCGTTACAGAAGAAAGAAGAGCTGCCATATATTCTGCTGTGTAATTGGCTTTTAAGTAAGCTGTTATGTAAGAAATCATGGCGTAACTTGCAGCGTGTGCTCTGTTAAATCCATATCCTCCGAAGTATTCTATATCAGAATATATTTTATTAGCTTTATCTTCACTAATAGAAGAATTCTCCATGCAGCCTTTTACAAACTTGCCTCTGAACAAAGCGATCTTGTCCATGAGTTTTTTGCCGATAACCTTTCTTAGATCATCTGCTTCTGCCGTAGAAAATCCAGCCAGCTCTCTAGCTACTCCAAGAACATCTTCTTGATAAAGCATGATGCCCAAGGACGGCCCTAGAACTTTTTCTAAGTTTGGGTGGTCATACTCAATAGAAGATCTAGAGTGCTTTCTAGAAATATAAAGCTTATCCATTCCAGAACCCATGGGACCTGGTCTATACAATGAGATCAATGCCATTATGTCTTGAACTGTTTGCGGCTGCAACTGCACCATCAGCTCACGCATGCCAGTTGACTCAAGCTGGAAAACACCTATGGCGTTACCCTTACAGAGTTCTTGATACGTCTTATAATCATCTAATGGTATTTTGTCTACGTCTATTAAAACATCTTTATTTTTATGGATCAATTTAATGCAGTGGTCAATCACGCCCAAGTTTCTAAGGCCCAAGAAGTCAATCTTGAGTAGCCCGCATTGCTCTACTCTACCCATGTCCCACTGAGTGATAACCGGACTATCGGCTCCTTTTTTCATTATGGGTAGGTATTCTGTTAGTGGTTCTCGAGAAATAACAACGCCAGCTGCGTGCATTCCCGTTTGTCTAATCAAACCCTCTAAACCAAAAGCGGCATCTACTATCAGCTTGGCGTCGTCATCTGATTCATACAGGTCCTTGAACTCAGGGGTCTCCATACACTCTGAGAGGCTCTTAGCAACGCCTAGGACAGGCGCTGGAACTAGTTTGGCTACCTTATCGCCACCTATGAAATCATACGCCAATGCTCTTGCAGCGTCTCGAATTGATTGTCTTGCCCCAGTTTTATTAAAGGTACAAATATGAGCTACTTTATCATCTCCATATTTTTCTTTGGCGTAATTGATAACCTTGTCTCTGAATCTATCATCAAAGTCTAGGTCGATGTCGGGCATTGACTTTCTTCCCTCTACCAAGAATCTCTCAAACATCAAACCAAACTTAAGTGGGTCAAGGTTTGTTATGCCTAAGGCGTATGAAAGAATACTTCCTGCAGCCGAGCCTCTACCCCAACCAACTCTAATGTCATTAGACTTAGCCCACTGAACCAAGTCAGAAACAACCAAAAAATATTCTGGGTATCCCATGTCCTTAACAACTCTTAGCTCATGCTGTGCTCTAGTCAAAACTTCATCTGGAAGAGGATCACCATACTTTTTCTTAAGCCCCTCCCATGCCAAAGAATCAAGATAATCATTTGTATTTGTTTTATCTGGTAAAGGAAAATGTGGAAAGTATAATTCTCCAAATTTTAAGTTAACATCTACCATTGAAGAAATATCTAAAGTATTTTTTAGCCAGTCTTCAGAAAAGACTGATGACATTTCATCATATGATTTTAAATAAAAATTGTCTCCGCTGAAAGAAAATCTATTTTCAGTGTGTATATTAGAGTTAGTGGACACGCAAAGCATAATGTCATGTGCTCTTGCGTCTTCTTTATGAACGTAGTGACAGTCGCCAGTAGGAACTATTTTTGCCCCGATGGCTTGAGCTATATCAATTAAACCTTGAGTTATTTTTATCTGCTCGGCTAAGCCATGGTTTTGTATCTCTATAAAATAGTTTTCTTTTCCAACTATGTCTTGCATCTTCGCTGCTGATTCGAGAGCAAACTTTGAGTCACCTCTTAAGAGCGCTTGTGCAACTTCTCCGTTAAGGCATCCTGAAAGAACGATGATCCCATCAGAGTGTTCAGCAATTAGCTGATGATCTATTCTTGGCTTGACATAGTAGCCCTCTAAGTATGATCTAGAAGACATTTTAATTATATTATGATAGCCAGTATTATTTTTAGCAAGGATTGTTATGTGATACGGGCCTCTTTGTTCCCATTCATTTTTTGCAGGGCCAGATCTTTCTTCTTCATCTCTATCAAATCTTGATTTTCTGGCTTGATAAAACTCAGAGCCAAGTATAGGCTTCACTCCAGCTGATGTCCCAGCATCGTAGAAGTCTAGCCAAGAGTGTATGTTCCCATGATCTGTTGTAGCAAGACCAATCATCCCTAAGTCTTTTGCCTTAGCAAAATACTGCTCCACCTTACCGTGCCCGTCAAGCATGGAGAAGGTAGTATGGTTGTGGAGATTGGTCCAGTTCTTCAATTAAAGTCCTCTTTCTCTATCTGATCCATCAATAGAATCATCTCTAGTTTCTCTATAAGTTATAATAACTACTCCGCCACAATATTTACATATAACTGGCTTACCCTGTTGGGCGAACGGACTATTATACATGTATCTCATGGGTTGATCTGATTTGCATTCAGAACAAACTCCTATTACATCATCTGGATCTTTTATTGGCATTGTCAGTCCTCCTTTTTTATTGTCTTATATGCGTATCTTATTGGAGAAGGTGAAGACTTTTCAGTTGTCTCAACATACTTGTTGCCAATCTGAGCCCACTTATTCTTTTTTTCTAAATTACATTCTCCACAACCAACACCAACAGAGTTAGCTCTGTCACATGTGTACGGTCTGCCACCAATCCCCATTTGTCTTCTCTTTATCCAGTCATTGATATGAGCAGAAGACTTTTCGAAATTATAGTCGTGACAGTTACTTAAGATCTCATGAAGATATTTTATTGAATCTTCTGTATAGGTTAATATAGAACATAAGAATAATCTTGCTTCATGCTCTAGATAATGTGTTTGCTCTGCTTGTTCATGCAGGCGTTTAATTGCACTACAGCTATGGATTAGTGCATCTTTGTCAAAGACCTTAGCTGATGGGGTTAAAGACTTAAATGCTTTTGACCCATACTTGTTAAAGTATTCTAATGGATTATCTTTTTTCTTAGCATCTTCTTCTAAGTTGTAAATATTTTCTCTGTACCATTCATTTGCTTTGTAGCTAAATGATTGTTCTGCGATATCCAATGAACGCTTATCAGAAGCGTACTGTTTTACTGTATCAAAATCTTCATACAAGTAATTTTTATCACCGTTGTAAGGATTCAGTAGAGTCTTATGGAGTTTGGTGTCCTGATGTATAGATCCAGCTAATCTCCACATTCTTCTAAGATCGTAAACACTGAAATCTAAGCTAGATAGTGACAACTTTTTAACCAAGTCTGTGGCTATGTATCTAAAAACTTTAGGAAGATTATTGCCAGGACTTATGCCCAAAGCAATTGGCTCACACTCTATGTGAAATCCCTTTTTACCAGTAAAGTAAACGAGTATTGACTCAGCAGGGATGTACTTTAACAAGTGTTCATATAGCTTGATGCAATCGCTCTTAGCGATCTCAAAATCTTTATTGTCTATATCAAAATATAACGGACCTAATCTAGTCGCTTTTTCAAAATCTGCTGTGTCGTAGGCAAATACAGACGTGTAGATACCAGTATTCCCATTTGCTTGCGCATACTCTGGTATCTCATTAATAGATAATATCTTATTCTTATCTCGTATAACTCTTTCTAGAGATGGGACATATCTAGCGACCTCGTACATGCTCCACTTTGATAAGAATTTATTATCTTCATTGATCTTCATTTAACTTCAGCTCTTCCATCTGAGTCAGACAACTGCCATAAAACTTTTCTTGAACTTACCTCCATAGAATCGGAGTGAGTCCTATAATAAATAGATTCTTCAATAAAATACTCCAGCTTTTTTGCTATAGTAAATCTTTTTAAAAGAATATTATCTGTATCTGATTTAAACATTCCATCTGTCTTCTTTTATATTTTCTCCGTCGACTATATAGTCTACCTTAGAAGCTACGTTGTCTGCAATATGGACTATCATGTCCAGGTATGTTACAGGAGTTGTTTCTGGAACTGGAGACCACGGGCCAAGGTGACATCTAACTAATCTTAAAATTGCTTGGACAGTATCTTCAGATAAATATAGCGTTGAGGATTGGGACTCGGAAGCAAACTTCTTATCATCTTCCTGGCACTTGCGAACAAACTGACCCACAGTATAAGGATGCATTGGGTCATATGTGAATTTATCGCTATCAGGATTTCTATTGCCTTTTCTAATATCATGTAGCAAGGAAGCAGCAAAGACCATGTCTTTTTCTTCGTCAGTCAATCCATATGATTCAGAAAGAATTTTTGCCACACGCATAACTCTTTTTGTGTGCAGGACATTCCCGCCTACTCCATGCTCATCTTTGGGATGATACTTGCCAGAAAAGCTTGATGGCATGAGCCAAAAGTCAGTAGATCTAACTAGGATTGATCTTACAAATGATCTTATGTTTTCGTCTTCAATTAAATTGATATCATCTAATAGGGGTTCAAGAATAATATCCTCTTCTTTTATTTGAGAATGAACTACTTTTTCTGCAAGTATTTCTTCTAGCATATCTTTTTTGCTCATTTGTTTTCTTCTTTCTTTGACCACATTACCCATTTAGAGCATGGCTTATCGTATGGACATACTTTGCAGTAGGCGGTAAGACCTCTTCTAGAAGGAAAAATCTTTTCCTCATACAGAGAATCACACCAGTATTTTAATGCCTCAATGTCTGCTTTTTGAATTGGGATTTCATTAAAACCAGATTTTTGATTCATTAAATCAAAGTATCCAAAATTTGTAATATTAATTTTGTTACCAAACTTATTAAAGAATCCCACATGCATCAAAGAAAAGTCTACGATGTACGTGTGTTCATATTTAAGCTTATGATTAAATACCCATTTGACAACATATATCTTTCCGTTCTTCTGATACACCAAGTCAAACATATCACTCACCCCAACATTTGGCGTGACTGGTGCAACATATTCAAGGCCAATACCCATTGGGATTATATTTGGATCACTAAAATTTTCTACAACTTCTAGCAAGACTGAAGCTGCTTTGCTTGTAAGGCTAGCCATGTTTCCGTACAGGCTCTCATGTTGTTCATGGACTATGTCGTATGGCGTAGTGTCCTTGGGGAACCATAGCTTCTCCCACTTGTGCAATAGGGATGCATAAGACGGTGTTCTTCCATTTTGTTTCTGATAAAAGAAGTGATTAACCACTGCCTTGATTGTACTCTCAAACTTAAGTGAGTTTAATTTTCTTTCGCCAATAGTTTCTGGTAAATTTTGCAAGTGCCTAAAGTCATACAATCTTTCGCATGTTTGAAAATCTTTTAATTGCTGTGTTTCTATTTGTATCATGTTTTCCTTAGAGTATATTTATGCTCTCAATTAGTTCTTTAATATCATCAGAGTTAACTATCTTTGAATAGGACTCGCTTGTTATTGGTTCATACTCTACATATTTTTTGTACTGATCTATGTATTTAACTAGCGGAGAATTGTATGTGTATGTTGAGCCTGTAATTCTATTTTTAGGAATCTGCAATTGCATTATGTTTTCATCCTCAGAGTCATCACCACTGATTAACTTCTTTTCGGTGATGAAAATAGTAACAGCACATTTTTGCTGGATCGAAAGTGAACCTCCAGTGTCAGACTGCTGAACTACCTCTCTTCTTTCTTTCATTCTGTTGGAGTTTTCTTGAGCTGTAATTATCAAAACACAATCCATGTCTCTTGCTAACTTTTCTAATCTAACCATCATCTCTTCGAATTCGCCCCAGCGTGGTTTACCCTTACCGCCTTTGGTGAACATTGATTGAATGGTGTCGATCACAATAACATCTGGTATAAGCTCAGAATGTCCCATAATACTTCTAAACCATTTTTCTAAGTCTTCGAAGTAAGGAGTATCTGGGTCATGCTTAACCATGAATCTGTCGCCCCACTCATCTAGCTTTGATTTAAACTTAGCTAAGTTTTCAGATTTTTCTTTCTCGTTCCAGTTTGCAGCTTCTGCATATACGTTCTTTTCAATAATCTGAGTCATAAGCACGCGCTCCCAGTGAGGAACTGCTTCCTCAAAGTTAACATACAGAACCTTGTGTCCAGTATCTGCCCAATGATTAATGAGACACTTTGCAAATGTACTCTTTCCTTTTCCAGATGGTGCTATGATCGCATGAACAGCACCTCTAAAGAACCCACCATCATCAGTGTAGCCCATAGCTCTGTTTAAGGACTTGTACTGGGTGGGCAAGAAGCTTGGAATCTCCAGTAGTGAGGCTGCTCTCTTTGAAATATCAACAGCTGTAGCAACGCTATCTAGTGGATCAAAGTTTAAATCATTTTCTAAGTTTTTTATTTCCCCAGTTATTTCAGATATTCTTGCTATATCTTTTGTGTTCTTCTCTCCCTTTTGGGTGAGCAAAAGATGTAATTCTTGAAGTATATCCAGCTGTTTTCTTTTGTTTGCCTTATGCTTTAGCAGCTGAGAAATAGATTCATGATCTGACGTTTCTAAATTTAAGATAACGCCTATCATTGTATCTACACCAGAAGAACCACCAAGAGCAGAATGGATATCTGTTTCAGACTCTAGCCAAGATTTAAAAGCAATTGGATCTACAATCTCACGCTTTGTAGCATGGTAGTACGAGAGCATTGCTTTATAAAACTCATGTATACCTGACTGACCATGTATCGCGCCGACTATTTCATCAGGCAATTGAGCATCGAAGTAAGCTATTGATCCTGGGTTCTTGAACGACAGGGCAAACACTTGGTATTCAATTGGATACTCTTGTTTGTCTTCAGTTTGGTTTTCTGTCATTTTTACGCTTTTCTTTTAGCTCTTTGTATAATGCTTTTTTCTTTTCCGAGTTTTTCTTTTTGGCTATTTGATATGTCGGATTATGCTTGATGCTCTTTCGCTTTTTAACTATTGGCTCTGTGCCAGCTGACTTAATTGCGGTAAGTATTCTATCATAAACAGACTCTTCAGTAAGCTTATCATCGTATCTAAAAACAACAAGAGCAATACCCTGCTCTTCGCAGAGTTGTACTTTTCTTAGATCTCTTTTTTGAGCTTCCAAAAAATCATCTCTTGTATCAAAGAATCTTTCTGTGTACTCAAAGTGCTGTATGCCATGGAATTCAGCACCAAGTTTATACTGAGGACAGTAGACATCTAGCTTTAATCTTTCTCCCAAATGATACTCATTGATGATAGTTTCATTTGGGATAAGCTTTTGCATTATGCTAGTTAGAACAGTCTGGCCCTTAGACATTTTTCGTCTATGGTCTTTGACCCAACCTAAACCAAGTTTAGTTATGATTTTGTTTAGTTGCGCGCTTGTCATAGACAATTCTTCCGCAACTTTAGCTATAGACTTATCTGTTTCAAATAAAAGATTAATTATCTTTGCATTTAAATTAGCGTAAGCTTTATTGTCTCGCTCTGTCATTATTTTTTGCCAATGCTCTAGCTACAGTTAGGGTTCTGCCCAGGTCAATAATTGACATATCTGTATTGTCCCAAACCTGAACTGCTAAAGCAGCACTAAGCATAGGGCAATCAAAGATGCATAGGTCAAAGTCATTCTTGTGTGACTTTATCTCTTCTGTAATAGAATCTATTCTTGAATAGAAATCATTGTAAGGAACTTGAATGAATACAGAATCAACAGAGAAGTACTTTCCGATGTAGTTTTGGTTTTGGAAAGAAACAACAATAGCCTTTGTATTTTTAAAATACCACGAAACAAATGTCTTAAAAATGTCATAGTTATTATTAATATACACTTCAAGAAAAGCTGGATCGTAAAATTCTGTACCTTTTATATTTAGGCTACCGAGCTTATCTGAACTTGAAAGCATAAGGTCTCTCTGTGCAGCTTTGATAAAGTTAGGATCCTTCTTTTGCATGCCGTCAGAAAGAAGTTTTACAAAATTCTTTGGTGGTTTCTTTTCTCCCTTTAGCTCTCCAGTTAAAGTAAAGATTGCTGATCTTGTATATGTAACAAAAGCAAACTTTTCTTTTCTTTCCAGCATCAGAGATACCTTTTTGATTGTTTCTACTGCATTATGTGTTTTCATATTCCGAAATTTCCCCAAGTTATAAGAGTTGGATTAGGATCTACTATTGATTCAATGTGTTTAATATTATGGAACTCGCCTTTGTCTAGATTCATATATCTTGTATGCTTTAGTTGCTTATCTGCATCCTTGGTATACCCTAGATGCTGCATAACAAGACCTGAATGGACCCAGTAGTTTCTTCTTCTGATGTCCTCTACAACGTACGTTGGTTCTGAGCCACAGGCTAGTTTTCTGTCCAAAAACTTTCCACCATTCTTAAACCTAAAGATTCTAGAACTGTTGTTTGGTGCCCAAAGCTTATCTACTCTGTACTGTGTTTCGTTCCACATATGATAGAAGCGTACATTAACTACATCGTATGGCGACTGATCAAGAACATGCTTAACAGATACAGTACTTATATCTTTTGCATCGTACAGCATCTCGTCACAGTCGATAGCTATGATCCAGTCACCCTCTGAGGCATGTTGTTCTAGGTTGGCCCAAGCTTTTGCTCTTAGCGCACCCTCATTAACTGTAAAAAGTGGTTCTTCATTTACGTAGACATGTGCGTACAACGCAGCTATTTCTGCTGTATTATCATCTGAACAGTCGTCAGTGAAAACTATCTTGTCTACCTGTTGCTTAAGTCTTTCTAGTACTTCTTTTAAGTATTTGGAAGATTCATTTCTTCCAACCATCTGAGCTATTATCATAAAACTCCCAAAATAATGTGGGGCTGAAGGTTAATCCAGCCCCACAGGTTAATAAATTACTCGCCCAACTTTTCGATTTGCTTGCGTGCTTCTACTGAAGAAATACGCTCGATGTCAGTTGACTGAAAAAGACGCTCACCAGCTACACCACGACGGTTCAAAGCAACCTTCTGTGCATCCTGCTGGTTCTTGGCCTTTACCAATGTCGTTGTGACAACAGCAAAGTAGTTGAATTTATTCTCTGGCATTTTATTTCCTTTTATTTACTTGATGGATATGTATTGGATATATATTCTACAGCTTCTTCTAGTGTATCTGCAAGTTTTGTGGCAAGAAATTTAAGATAAATTCTGTGCTGCAAATCTTGATGCGCCCAAACAATTATTGGTTGATTGTTCAAGTGCGCCCAGGTCATTTCAAAGTCTGTACCGATGTATGCTCTATAAAGTAATCTATATTCTACTAGAATAATATCACAGCTTTTTTGTAGAAAAAGATTTTTGTCTACTATTTCTTTTGGCTTGCAATCTTCTTCTTCCAAGGCGTAGTGCATTGGGTTGACTGCCTTAAAACCTCTGTCCTCCAGAAGTTGAGTAGCTTCGTCTCTCCAAGTATTTTTAAACTCAGATCTTACATCTTCTATGGCTCCGGATAAAAATACTCTAGTTTGCATTAGCTACCTCTTTAGCTGGCCAATAGTATGGAAGATTGGGGTCTTCGTCAAAATATTGGGAATAATATTCATAATCTTTACGTAGTAAATTTGACCTATGCGAACGATGAAACTCTTCCAATCCAAACCAGTGCGGCATAACTATGGAATTCATATCAACGTCTTCCAAAAGCATTGTGTTTTTATATCCTCTATTAATCCATTCCTGGATTGTATAGTTCTGATATAACTGCAGTGCTGATTCGTAACCAGTCCACATAACGGTGACTGGATGATTGCGCCAACCTTTAGTTGGTGTACGCTCAAGCAGGATGTTCAAGACCTGAAAAGTTTCTACTCGTTGCTTTCCAAGTCTACGGTAATCTAATACCCGAACTGATTCTTGCAGGTCTGCATATGGTAAAAATGTTTGCATTACGCCTTCTTAAATTCGTTAAAAGTTTTGTCACCTACACCAAAGTATTCTCTAGCTAATCCAGCTTTAACAATTTCTGTGTTAAGGCATTCGCCAGCTTCGTTCCATACTCTAGCAAGGATTCTACCATACTTTTCATTCTTATCTAAGATAGTTTCAATCTTTACCTTATTGTTGGCTTTCTTAATCCATTGATCAGTAAACTCTTTTGCTGCGAGGCCCATTTTCTTTTCTTCAAGATTTGTGGTGCGGCTTTCCGGTGTATTAACTCCATAGAGTCTTACACTCTTTGGGCCAATGTGAACTTCAAAACCAAGATCTATATTGATCTTAAATGTATCTCCGTCTACTACCTTAACTACTTCTGCATTATAAAGGTAAACATTAAGTTGATCTGACATTTTAATCTCTTTCTATTCCTATAGTGTCGCATGCTTTGCGAAATATTGATTGACTTACTTTAAACTGGGCATCAGCGTGGCTGTAACCTTCACCTGGTTTTGGTGACGACGCATGCCAGCTGTGGCCTATTGATACACTACCATCATACACTACATTGTAGCCACGATGACGTGCGAAGTAGGAGCACCAAGTCTCCTCGTAGTAATGAGGCGTTGGTAGGAACGCTCCTATTGCCTCAGGATACATCTTCCTATACTCTTCATCATTTGTTAGAGCATCCCAAACTGATCTTCTAACAAAGTATGCTGAACCAGACACTGTAACACAGTTGATTCTATCTTTGTATAGCTCATCCTTTTGATCTGCCTGGTTCCAACCCCTATGCTTTGGTTGCGTGTTCGAACCAACGATTCCAGCGTGTCTGATCAGCCCGTATTCATCTCTTTGCTTTGGACCCAGAATATGAATGTCAGTATTGTCATCAAATATTTTTTGTATGGCGTTGATATCTTCATTGGTAAACCATACATCAGAGTTTAACAAGGCTATGATATCACCATCCCCATAAGCTGCAAGTTGATTGCATGCTGCTGAGTAACCTATATTCTTGTTGAGAAAAATTCTATCTATCTTATACTTTGAATCATTTTCTCTAATCCAGGCTATTGTGTCATCGCTTGATTCATTATCTGCAATGTAAAGCTTCCAATTCTTATTAGAAGAATCTACACCGTCGTGCAGAGTGTCCAGCAGTCTTTGAAGCAGCGGTCTTGTATTGTAGTTTACAACGCAAAGATCTATCATAACACCACCACTTTAGATGAAACAATTTCAAACGATTCTTCTGGAGTAAAACCCATTTCCATGAACTCAAAAAATTCTTTTTTAGCAGATGCTAAATCATCAATACAAAATTCACTTAGCCTATTCAGGCACTGTTCTGTCGTGAGTTTGCTTTGCGTAATTTGATTAGCAAATGCGACTTGCTTTGCTTTACCAAGTGCTATTCCAATCATAAAAAATCCAGCTAATATAGCCACTGTTTTACCACTCATCATCTTCACCAATGTTTCTACTAATAAATTGATTTTCGTTTATAGCCTTTATTGCCTCTTCACTTAGATGAAGAATATTTGATCTTTCTTTTTCATCTTTTACAGACGGTGCTAAGTGTATCAGAGCATTTGCTATTTGCAACATTTGATCTATTGTAGAAATTAAATATGTTTGACCTGATTCAAGTTTAATATTTACTTTCTTTTTTTCATGGGTTTTTTTACTCATGTTATTTCTTTTCTTTTATTTCAGCGTTTAGAACTTCTTCTTGCGGTACTTGATATACCGAAAGCGCGTTGTTATCTGGCTCATAAGTGACAAAAAGTATTCTCTTATCTTCTAAAGAACATCCATCTGGTGGTGGTGATTCTAATGCAATTTTCTTAGAGGCACAACCGTATACTTGACTTATGTTTGGGTATAAAACAATATAATTTAATTTGCCAGCAGCCATTATTTACCCAGCAATGCGTACATAGATAGTGGATATAACGGTTGAACCAACTGATAGACTGCTTTAGCGTACTCTTGTATTTCTGCTTGAGAATCTTCAGACAATCTTTGATTAAGAAATAACGCAACTGACTGCAAACTGCAGGACCAACGATAAGGCTGATACATTGCATATGCGGGCAAGAATAGTCTTGCTTGTTCGGGTGCTATCCCATTTTCCAAAGCCATATTATATAGTGACTCACATGTATCATACATGCGTTCTAGCTCAGTTGTAAGGATTGAACCTATCCAAGGACCAGCTAATCCAGAAGAACCTTGCTTTTTATTATCGGCTGCTAAACGCCATTGATCTGGACTTGGAATATGAAATTCTGGTTCTACACTTATGTATCTTCTAGATGATTCGTTCCACGCATCCATCGTATGATCTGAGCCAACAACATATTTCCAATGTTGTCTAGCCACCATGAGTGGTGCGTAGAATTCAAATGTAATAAACGCATGTCTAAATGGTGACATGTGGTTTTCTTTTGCTAAAAAATCTATCAGTCGAGCATCTGATTTAGACATCTCCTTAGACTCTTTAGCAAAAGAAGCTCTAGCTGCGTTTACGATAGATAGATCACTACCCATGTGATCTACCAATCTAACGTAACCCTTATCTAATACCTGTACTTTATTATCTAATTCCATGCGTCCATTATATCACTATCAGACTTGTTTCGTATTGTCCTTAATCAACTTTACTTCACAAGAATCTGTAGTGCAATAGCGCTCTCCTATTGCATCAGATGCCATACCAGCATAGACACCAGAAAGGTCTATCAACATTAGCTTTAGGCCACTATCAACATATTCTTCTTCTGTTATCTGCGTATAAGGCATCTGTGGATAGGTGTCGTTTCCGCTAGGCAGGAAAGAAACAGTCTTAAGTTGTCCATCATACATGTGTAGTACGGTGCCAACATGCTGAGCCTCAGTGTCCTTATCAAAAGATATGGTTACCGAAACCGAGTTGTCTGACCAGTAACGCTGTGCAGTTGCAGCTAATGACATCTTTTCAAAGATGGTAACATCACGTTCTGCTCTAGCAGCATTTGATTTAATTGGGAAATAAACAACAGAAGTAGTATCTGGAGACTCCGACGCTGGTTCAACTCTATAGTTAGCCATCTTAAACAAAGGCAACATTGGATCATCATTAGAGAATCTAATAGTTCTGTTAAAGTATTTTCCGCCTGGTGTCCAGTGAACTCCTGGAGATTCTCCAGCCAAAATAGAAACAGTTCCTGAAGGCTTAACCGTAGTCATCTTAATTGACTCACGAATTCCAAGCCACTCAGAGTAAACATTATCATAGCGCTGAACTGTCTTGTAACCTTCATCCATCCATTCGCGAAGAGCTGGAACACCCACTCTATCTGCAAAGTTTGCAACTCCCGACATTGAAGCTCCAATGCGACGATTGCGTTGCATGATTGCGTTTGTTTCTTCCCAGTGTGTTGGAAGGAGAGTGACAGTCTTCGCATAGAGATACGCAAACTTTAGTGTGCGCTTATAGTCTTCTAGACTATCATGACGGTTAAGATATGTTTCCACGAGCGTGCAGCACTCATACGACTCAAGAGACTGCTCTGCGCATGGATTGTATCCTGCGACTCTATGATCTTTATTATTTGGTGGGTCCGCCAATCTTCCGTACTTGCGTGACATGTCCATCCAGATAACACCTGGCTCACCATTAAGAGATATGCCCTCTACAATACTAGATAGATCTGCTCCGACTGCTGTTTCAACAGAGTTGTTAGACATCCAGCCCCAACCTGGTGCATTTGCGTCATACGAGTTGCGTTCCGGAAAACGTTCTGAGTTCTTTAAGTTCAAAAAGTCTTGATCATCTAAACGGCCAATCAATAATTCAGCTGATCTACGGACGTTGCCAGATACAACACAAACACCTATAACATTTCCTATGTCTGCAATATCTGTACGATTAAGCTTTTCTCCCTTACGGCCACTAAACATCTTTCTGATGTGCTTGTGTAGCTTTTCTAGTGGCTCATGGCCTGCAGCTACGCCTCCAAATGTTTTGATCGGCGTGCCAGATGGTCTGATTAATGAGTAATCAAATTCAATAGCTTCCTGATCTGGCTTAAGGTAAGAGTTCAATAGCATAGCCATTGACTCAACCCATCCCTCTCGTGTATCTGGGATAATAAACGAGGCTGCGCCATCAACGACCTTGGGCTCATATATAGGGAAATCTTTATCTGCTCCCTTGTCGTCAAAACCAACTCCAACACCGAGCATTGATGCCTCCATTAGGAATGCAAATGGTTTTGCTGGGTTGAACTTGTTCATTTCACCAGTGGAAACAAAAGCACAGTTCTGAAGTGCTGCGGAATTCTTCTGCACATTGACTATGTTTGTACCCATAGCCCACAATCCACGTCCAGGTGGAGTCCACTTTAGGTTGTACAATCTTTCAAAAGCTTCTTTAGCTGAAGCTTGTGCTTTAGCATCATTCCATGGAAGGCGATTTTTCTTGCAGTGGTCTTTTTGCAGTGAATACATTCCATTGATTACGCGCTCACAAACATCAGACCATGTCTCTTTGGTGCCATCTTCTTTTAGTCTTGAGTAGGTACGAAGAAAAGTTATTTCTCCAACTGAGTTACCAGCTGCGTCTCTATAACCAAACGGTGCTACCTTATCTTTGTAGGTAGAAATAAAATCTTCTGTTAATCTAAATGAAAACATTGATGATATTTTATTGGCTAGTGGTACGAGGTCTGGGTTTCCATTTTCGATTTCGATTTGTTCTGACATTTATTTCTCCTATTTTATGCTCTTTATATAATTAGAATTTGTTTTATGTATTTCTGCTTTTTTTATTTTTAAAATCTGTTCAGTGGAATAAACTTTGTGAATCTCTTTTTCTATAAAATATCCACTTCTCCAATTTAGCACTTTCTCTACATGCAGTCCATAATTAGTAAAGACATTACATATGACTGCACCTCCGTAAATCTTAATTAAGTTCTTCATTTTTGTCACAGCCTCTTCTTTTTTGTCGTGACTTGAAAATGATTCTTTATCTAGCTTTTCGTAGAGCCAATTATACGCTTGTCTTGTTAGTGGTGGTATATCTATGTGATCAAATACGCCCTCTTGTAGAACTAATGATCTATTTTTTTCTATCTGAATATCTGTCTTGACTACATCTTTAAACAGAGAAAACCAATCGCGCTCATTAAATTGAGGCCAACCACTAACCCAAAATAAGAGTACGTGTTTTTCATCTGGTATTGCAGACTTGTTAATGATTGGAGACAAGCAGGCACAGGCTATTGATTTTTTAACAAACTCTTTTGCTTTATCATCGCCTAATTTCTTTTTTTGGACAACAAATAGTTGATCTATTTTTTCTTTCCAATCAGCTTCTCCAAGATAAAGAGTTAGATACTTTGCGGCAAGGTCTTTCGTTAAGACATCAGTGGAAACAAATTGTTCCAACGCTTGTATAGACATATCTAATCCTCTTTGCTTCTATCAAAACTTATAAACTTACCACTATAATCAAAATCCCGCCCTTGTGAGGCGGGAATTTGTTACTTCATGCTGCTAATTATAGCAGGTGTTTTGTTGTTCAGCTAGGCTGAAGATAATATTATAGAGCTTTTGCTGAAGCAAGTCCCTTATATTCTCTTACCTTGTTTCTTCCATAATCGGAAGATGTGTTTGGTTGTCCATAACCGTCTGTAAAAATCTTTGCGCTTGTAACGCCAATGAATTCAGTTGGTCTAAACAAGCCAAAGGATGCTGCTGCACCTTGAGCTTCTGTTCTTGGGCCGTGTCCATAACCGCTTGCAAATACATTTGCAGAGGTAACACCGTCAAAGAAGTAGTTGCTGTAAAGAGCGTATGGGTTAACTCTGTCTGCGGCATGTCCAAAGCCTGATCCAAATGCCTGTGCGCCAGTGAGGCCCTTATATTCAAATGGCTTAAATCTTGCGCCATCATAGGTAGCCTTACCATCTGGGAATGCCCCAGCCAAAGGAGTAGTTCCTGCGTAAAGAGTTGATCCAGTAAAAAGTTGGGACAACAGCACGTTGCCTGGATGACGTCCAGTTCCAGGAGTGTGATCGTTGTCTGGAGCTCCTGTCAGCAGTTGGCTAGAGCTATATAGCGGGTAGTAAGAGTAGGTGCCAGTGCCCTTGGCCTTACCCGTCATCGTGAAGTATGGGTTAACCATAGTTGCAGTGCTTTGACCTCTGAGTACTGGTCTAGGTCCAACGTAAAAAGTAGCCATTTATTAGTCTCCTTAAATAAACTTATATGCTATATAGTAAAAAGACTTATCCATTTTCACCATATCTTATAGGTTATAATCTGCCTCAATTATAAGGTCTGAAAGCACTGGCGGCACCATATCATCTAGCATGTTTAAGGTAACCTCAACGTATACGTGGTCTGAGGTCTCTGGATTTACGAGGCTATATGTTGTTTCTGATCCCGAGATAACTGGGTAGTATATTTTGTGGCTAAATACGCTGGAAAGCAGGGAGGGTGAAACGTTATATATCTTAGGTGAAACATTTAGTATTTCCCTAATTGTATTGCCCGTTGGTGCATCGAAGCGTATAAACGTTCTGCCTGTGGACAGGTACTTTTCGTACCTTATATCTATGTCAGATAATCCGTATGTGTATATATAGGAATTGTTTTCTTTAATATAATTTCTTTGACGCAGTAATATTCTTACTGCCGTAATACTCTTGTCAGAAGTGATGAACTGTAGTGGACCAGAATTCACAATTGTGTCAGAACCTACAGTTGACCAACCACCAGGGGCAACCTTGCCTATGGCATCGTATTCCCCGTCGTAATAGCCTGGGTTAAAACTTTGATAAAGATCCTTGTCGGTCATAGTTGGGCTAACCGAAGTGGTGTACTCAACTCTAACAACATCAACTCCACTACTTGGGTACGGAGCAAGAGACACATAGTTTGCCAAAGAGTTACCCACAGTACCTGTTGGTATTTTAACATAAAGATACATACTAACCCCAAAAGGATTCGGCTCAGTTAATATCACATTTCTTCTCCAGACTTTATCTGGTTGATTCAAGAATGCGTATTGAACTGGGGTAGTATCTATAAGTGCACCGTTGCCATCTCCACCAGCCAAGTTAGGATCAATTCTTGTTTCAAGAAAATCTGGTATTACTTGACCTTTTGTTGAATTGACAAACTTGATCTTAGAATGTGATGAACTGGACACCTTTGGCAGGGTTATTGTGTTGTAATAGTCATTAAATTCAAGTGCCAACGAGGCGGGGATTGCATAGCTGGTATTTGCAAAGGCTGATAGGTTTATTTGTGACTTTGAATGAATGGAAATTTGATTAGTATTTATACTCTCCATTACTCTAATTCTATTTTTTAGATCAGATAGGGCTGATGAAAGATATATATTTTCTTTTATAACTCTTTCTATTATTTCTGTTATCTTTTTGTCTAAGACACCATATTTATTGTAGAGATATACTAAGTCAGCGTAGTTCTGCTCTGATCGCTCATTAAAATCAGTACTGGAAAGCGGCCCATGATATTGGACTGGTTTTTTTTCTGTATAAATAAACTCTGACATTTAAATCTCCTATTGTTCTTTTCTCAAAGCTTCTTCAATTAGATGTAATTTTCTATTTAAAAAACTTATTGTCGCTGAATTCTTTTGGGCCTTATCAAAAGATAAGGACTCATTATAATATGGCGTAGCCATAGATACTTCATATTCTTCGGTGACTGAATTATATGATATTTCCTGACTATACACAGTCATAAGTAAGTCTTCATTTAGGTAGTAATCTGGGGTTGCTAAATTTAGATCATTTCTAGACATATTAGACAGTGTGCTTATTAAAGATTCTAGTAGGGCCGTCTTGCTATCTAATCTATGCAAGTCCATACGAATCTGGTCGTTAAAAAGATTTATAACACTTGAAGCGACTGGTCCCTTGTACGGCAGTCTAACCCTAGACAACAGGGGCTCAAAAGTGTTTTCTCTTTTGTTATTTTCCGAATACGATAATGCCATAAAGATCCTAGTTTTTAAACTTTAATGTATAAGATAAAACGACTGGGGCAGTATATGAATCATTGCCTCTGATTAAATCAGCCCTAACTCTAACGCCATTTGGTTTACCAGAATCGTTTACTAAATAGTATACCCTACTTCCAGTCTTTATTTCTTCTGTTCTTCTATATACTATTTCTGTATTATTTTCCCAATTTATTATTGAAAATACATTGTCTATATTTGAGTATTTATTTCTCAAATCTTCTATTTTAACATAGGACAAATAGTTTTTGTATATTTCACTATTAGGTATATCTGCTAGAGACATTCCTTCCATCAGAGATATTGACCCATTAAATGTTGTTTCGATCCCTGAAGTATCATTTGTGGATTTATTTATTATAATAACTATTGAATTTTGTCCAGCTTTAAAGTTCCAAGTAAGTGAAGATGTTAATATTCCAGGAGCAAGTGACCCGCTACCAGTAAGCTCTACACCATTCAAGTATATTTTGATATCCCAAAATTGTGCTGATAGTGATTTCAAGAAGTTCTTGGTTATAGTATAGCTTTCGTCTAAATAAATATTAGTTGTTAAATATATACTACCGTAAGATACGTTTTGTGCCTGATAAAATACCTCACTATTAGCAACGCTATAAGAAACTTTTGTTGGAACAATATCATTTCTTTTCCCAGACAGCACGTCTTGCCACGTGATTCTGTCCATAGAAGTGCCACTGACTATGGACGCAGATATTTGATTACTATCCACATTTTCCAGCATATACACTTCATATGGGCTAATGCCTTTTTGAAACTTAGCCAATCTGTAGAGATTAAAATTTACACTTGTAGGATCTTTTGCATAAAAATATCCAGATATAGGGTTCTTATATTCTGTTGTCCTTGGAATTTTTACCATTTCATAGGCAGATGATTCCAAAGAACTACCAACGACATCTATTATCTTCGCTTCATTTCTTTTTGTCCCACTAAACTTAACAACACTCTTATTACTTGCATTTTTCATTGAGGCTGGAGATATTGCTATCCAACTAAAATCACTAGTTAACTTGGGCGTACCATCATCAGCTGCTATATAATAATTTATTGCTGAACCAGCAGGCACTTGGTCAAGTGTGTCAAATGATATTTCATCTATTGCCAAGTTGGGGTTCTGTGTTGTTGGCATTGAAATTCTTTGGCTCACAAACATTGCAGATGCATCGTAGTAGGGTGCGGTTATTATCAGCTCTTCAATTCTAAAGTCATAAACATATCTAACTGAATCATTTGATTTACTTGTGTAATCTGGTTCAACCTTTGTTAGGTAGATCTCAACGGCAGAGGCTGGTTTAGTTGCAAAAGAAAAAGAGAAATTATCATAATCACGAGAGCTATCCTTAGAGAAAAATAATGACTTACTTCTGTCGAATGAATCTACTATTAAAGTAGAAATTTCTACTGGTTTTTGAGAATTAATTTTTCCTTCAACCAATGATATTCCAGCTGATGTTGCGCCGCTAGAAGAAATTGGAACTGTTATTTTTAATGTATAAACACCAATTGTTGGTGACTCGTGGGTGAATGTCCATTCACTATTATTTAAGCCGTTAAAAACGTTTGAAAAATCAACACCAGTTTGACTTTTAACTTCTTTTCCATCGATAAATAGTTCTACGGTAGCGTTACTTGTTTTGTTAAGTATGTTCCCAACGTAGTTAAAGAGACCAGAAGTTATTTTTGGAAGAGTAAGTTTTCTTGCAGAAGTATCTACTACCGCAGTTGTATTTTGTAGGTCTGTTAAATTTGTATTATTAAATGCATTTGTGTGACTGTAGAAATAACCATTAGTGTTGTTAATTGCGAACAAATGATCATCTACTGTTTTTTCTAATTCAGCTCTTCTTGATTTTAAACTGTCTATCCTAAACTTAAATGCAGAGATTGTTGCGTAGAGTTCTTCTATTTCTTCGTAGAATGAATCATAAAGAACATCAACGTTAAATGTTGTGTGTGCCAATAGTCTATTTAGCTTTTCATGATCAATAACTGCAGATGCCGAGAGGTCTTGATATGGTACTGGGATTGGCTGACCTGGTTTAAATCTAGAAAAATATCTTCCATATATTGTTGATATTTCATTTATGCTAGGCTCAGAACCTAAAGAGTAGTAGATTTTATATATTGTATCTAAAAATCTTTTCTTTTGTATATTTTCTATAGTCATATTATCGAGTCCTAATTCCAAGTTTATAGTAGTAAACTATTGGCGTATTGTTTAAAGATCTGTCCTTTTGCATAATTATTTTAACTATGACTGTGTTGATAGGGTTTGGGACATCTGGCTCATTAAAGTATGCTATCTGAGGAATCGTTGTATCATTGTTTAAATTATGATTAAACGCCAGTATTTCTGGTACCCCAGAAAAATTTCTTTCAATTGGAGATATTTGTATCCATTTTAAACCACCATCAACACTGATGTAATATCTGATAGTTGACTTTCCACTATCAGACTCAGGTGTTTCATCTGCTACATCCAAACTCAACATATCCAGTTGGCCCTGGATGAAAAATGGTTTCGATACTATTTCTGCAGAGTCTTGAAAAGTTTCTTTTCCAAACGAAATATCTCTAATCCCTATGCTTGCTCTTTTAGCCTTGAGGTATTCAAAATTTCTTTTTAGATTTAAAATAATTTTTTCAGTTCTATTAACTGGATTAGAAAATGTTTCTATTGACATATTTGAAGCTGATGGACTATCTATGACCTTATAGCAATCACCAAAATTTGCAGACACATCAGTTGATGGTATTGTGCCACTTAGGCTAGTCCCAACAACAAATTGCGTTAAGCTAGGTGTGCTTGTAACGGTAAATATTCCATAGATATCAACAGTGCCCCAGACATCTTTTATATAAACCTTATCCCCAGTAGATAAGTTGTGATTTGATTGAGTGATAATTGTTGCTGATCCAGTAGTAGCAGATATTGCATTTAGCTTTATCTTTAAAGCTGCTAATGGATTTAGCTTAGAAGAATCAACCAACACGCATGCTGCTGGAATCTGACTCTTTGTTATTCTTGACAGCGCTGCTTCCAGCGTCTCCTTGGAAGGGAAGACTGGGGCAAAATCTTTTGTGGTGAAAAGATCAATCCCAGACATTGGATCTTGCTTACTCCAATAGTAGGAATTTTTTCCAGAGGTTATCTTTAATTGATACTTAGCTTGCCCAGGTATTTGTGTTGTGTAAGAAACTGCAACCTGTTTTGTTTCTTGTGATCCAGACTTATATTCTTCTGGCCTATTTACATTTGGGATCAAAACGTTTTTGTCCCAAACAATTGTTTGATTTTTTCCCGACAACACTGCCTCTGGCTCAAATCTAGTTTGATTATTCCATTTTGCTTCTTTGCCAACTTCATAAGGGGTCCAATAGGTATGTTTTATAGTTGTGTCATTAAATTGATCTTGTTCAAATGTAATATAAATTTTATTAACTTTTCTTTCATCAAATCTAAATACTCCTTTATTATAAAAAAACTGTTTATAATTATTAATATTTTTACTTGATACATCAGAAGCTATATAAACTGGACCATTATTGATGAGTTCATAGCTAATATTCTTTGTTTCATCATAAAGTTTTATAGAAGATACTTTAATATTTTTAATTAGTGCATTTGCGCCTTCTATATCATAGCCAAAAAATGGAACTATAGATATATAATTAATATAATCCCCTGTAGTAGCCTGAGATGCAAATTGAAGAGTTAACTTCAACGGCTTGCTAGTATCAAACTTTGCCCAATTGATATATTTTGTTCCATTAAAGTATTCAAATTCGTATGATGGTTTTGGTCTTCCACCAGAAGACATACCTTCGCCTAAAACATTTATTGCCTCATATTCAAAATATGTAGCTGGGCTACCATCAACTATAGCTGCCTCTGTCGATCTAAGTATTGCAGAATCTTTCTCATATAAAAATTGATTACTGCCAGAATCTCTATGATAGAGAAAATGATTTCCCTTTAAACCATTGGAATAAGAAACAAAAGAAACATCTGTGTTAACTGAGTCATTGTAGTTTTCATTAATCGTTGATGGTTTAGAATTCCATTTTTTACTATATGATTTTGCCAATGTGGCATACCCATCACTTATGTCCGGGACTAAACCAGCTCTAATTGCTCTTGAGTCCACATAAGATAGATCGGTAAATGAGTCACCTAAGTATGTCATATCTACAGAAGAGCTTTCAGAATACATTTCTAAGACATTTATCTTAGACTTTATTCTAGAAATAAAATTCTTTTCTGATTCTATTTGATTTGAAAATAAGTTAAAAGTATTAATATAATTAGCTGAAACAGAATCTAATTGATTAGTAATTATATTTAAATCTTTGCTAATTGTGGATATCATTTTATTAAAAACTGAAGACGTTGGGGCATCTCCTCTGTTAATCAAATGAAGGTCAGTTGAAACTCCACCTATTTTATTATGTATATCAAACAATAATTCTTGATATGCTTTATCAAATTCTTTTGGAGAAACATTTTTTTCTTGCATATAATCATTGATAAACTTTTGCACTTTAGCTATTATTTGTGAGTAAACCAATGTGTCTGTTGATAATTGTGCCATAATAAACCTTAAGCTACTATATTCTTGTATTTGTTATCGTATCTTGTAAAATTATCTACAATTACATTATCTTTGTCTAAAGAAAACTTAAACAAAAGTCTGTCAACTGAATAATTATCAAGATTCTTTGTAAGATTTCTCATTATAATTCTATACCTAAATACATCAGCAACATATTGATAAAGAACTCTAAATGGTTTTGTTATTTTTTGGTTAAAAATAATTGATTTTCCAGTATGCACAAAGAGTACCGATGATGTATTAAAGAAGTTTTCTGGCTGATAGTCTTCTAGCAGATAGTTCGTCAAATTTGTTGCGAATGTACCATCTTCAAACAGGATCTTAACTGGCGAATAAGAAGAGTAATCAAAATTTCCAGAAGAACTTTTACTTGTTGTTATTGTTCCATTAGTAGAAGAGTATGTTGCATTGACAAACTTTGTTCTATCTATATATGGACTGTTGGAAAGTCTTACTGAATTATCTACCTGGGTCAATTCAAATCTTTCGCCATTGAAACCGTTACTGCTTGAAGTTATCAAAACTGGGTTAGACATCGATCTAGAAAATAATTCTATCTCTTTTAGTACATTAATATTTTGTGGAACGTATGAAACAAAATATACGTTATTTGGATTATAATTAGATACTTTTATTTCCTTGCCATTAATACTGTAGGTAGAATAATCTCTTCTAACCTGGCTTTCGTAAAGCACTACTGATTCTTGATTAGGAATAAATCTCAACGTAGCGCCACCAAACGTGTTCAGCACTAGTAATTCTGTTCTTATAGAATTATCATTAAAAGGTATTATTGGCTTCCAATCTTCTTCTAAGGTTGGATTATCTTTAACGGAAACACTGAATTCAATTGATGTAGAATCAAAAGCTGGACTATTTTCAGCCCTACTAATTTCACCAAAGTATTCACTTAACATCTTTACTCTCAATGGGAGTCCACCAATTGGCATCTTCTTGCTGACAAATGCTGACCTATTCCCAGGCACAACGTTAAGTTGTGCAAATTGGCTTTCGTCAACAGCAAAAAGACTAATACCCTTTAATGAAAACATGTACTCATACAGACCTAATTCCTCTACGTTTCCAAGTAAATTAACAGCCTCTGATTGATTAAATGCGGAAGGCTTTTCTTCTAGGAAATGTAAATTGTTTTCTATATTATTAGAATCATTCAATGGAACTAGCCCACCAGATCTATATGAAGAAACAGACTTAGTTGCTTGTCTGAGGTTAGACTCTATATATGTTCCGCTAGTTAAAGCTTTTAACTTAGAGCCGATTGAATGGGAGATGATTGAGAAGACTATATTTGATAGCATCGATGTGTTTCTAAATTTATTAAAAGAATCAATATCTGAGTAATATTTATTTGTTTTTAATTCCTTTAAAACTCCAACACTTTTTTTAGAAAGATCTGTTGGATAGTAATTTGTGTAATCGTAGTTATACAAATTTTTATTTCTGATAATATAATCTCTTGCGTTGTCTTTGATAAAGTATTTAATTACCATGTCCTGTAATTTATCGTGACTATTTTTTCTCTCTACCCTTATAGCAGACGCTAGTTGGTTAATCATTTTAAAATTAGATTCAGACTGAAGTGGTGATATTTTTGTTCTTACATACTCTTTTTGTGAAAGGAAAATTATCATTGATTTAATATAACCAATCGATGGTAGCTCAACATCTGTGCCCTTATCGACATAGATTGGGCTTGAAAGAACTGTATTTTTGCCAAGGTACTGTGTTGTTTGCACCTCAGATTGACCAGAGCCTGATTCAACAACAATTTGAGTAACAAAAAGCCCTGAAGAAGAGTTGGGTGTTAGTCTGATGCGCGTTGCCTTGATTTGTTTATTAAAAACAATTTCAATAGCTACTTGTGCGGACGCTGCAAGATTGATACCGTTTTGATATCTTACAAATTCTTCTCTTTCAAAAAGAGATTCTTTAATGACTAAAGGAGATTTAACTGTTAAATTCCATGTGTTTGAAGAAACATTGTTTAATATATTTATTATTCCAGTATCACTGCTAATGTAATCTTTTGAGAAATTTGTATGATACTTTATTTCTTTAATGTCTTCTGCTGGTATATTGACTAGTGATCTTTCATAAGAGTTAGAAAACTTTAATGTATCAGTTAAACTGTCAACTGTGGCGTACTCTTTGACAGAAAAGTAGCTTCCGGTTCTATCTGGTATCTTGTAATTTGAGTTTTCATAAATGTGTGAATTTTGATCATTGTCAAAATTTTCAATAAAAGAAGAATTATATAAATCTTCTTCGCCAGAAAGAAAAGTCCAGTTTCTCATAAAAGATTCTAGATACACAACATCTCTTTCTAACTTTTCTATCTCTCCTGCAAAAATTGCAGACATAGAAGAACGCAATAAGGAAAGGGACTGTGATATATCGTAGTTTGTTTGGATTCTTAAATCCATATCTCTAAATAAATCAATTATTGGCTCCCTCTGAAGAGGTGACAGTGCAGATACGTAACTAGGTATGTAGTCAGCAGCTGAGCTAAATGATGATATTTTTGCTACCAATTTACCTATCTCAGCTTTTTCAAGCCTTGACTCAGCAAGTACATCATTTACAGTTCTGCGCGTTTGCCTACTAAAGGAGGAAACATATTCACTTAGTTTTGGCAACATTTAAATTGTCCTCCAGTCATTTCCGTCCATATCTTGGATATCAAACGCAACACCAGCAGTTAGGTTAGCTCTAACTATAGCATAAACTTGGTCTACCGAACCGAAGTTATCTTTAACTTCTTTAGGAATTTTTACTATAACATACCCACCATTTGGATATAGGTAACCTTTTCCTGAATGAATATCACTAAAAGATAGTACATTAGAATTCTCTTCCAGTACATTTCGTAGGTCTGAAGCTGCGGAAATTCCTCCACCTTTTACTCTTAGGTCAAGCATAGATACATTGTCCAGGTTATATTTATTGTTGACCATGGCTGTTCCAATATGGATCGCAAATGGATTATAATTCATTGATGTTTGCGTAAATATTGAGTAATCAGTGGTAAATTTAATTGGGGAGCCGGTTAAAGAATAGTCTGATACCTGCACATACTCTCCATTGACCAACTCCTCAACCTCCGAAGGCATAATGTAGAAATAGATTGGCGAACCCAAACCTACGGCAGCAGTGTTCTGCTCAAATTCCTCATTATCATAGTAACTTCGCGTAAAGTTTACATATGGATTCAATGGTATTTCTTTGCCATCAACATGATAAAGCATTATGTTTGGATTTTTTACAGTATATGATACTTTAACTTTCTTTTCTTCTGATGGAACTATCTCGTTTGTAAAGGTAATTGTTCCATTGTGTTTATTAAAGTTTCTTATTTGATTTGGAGATATCATTTTCCAACTAGAATCTGAATCTTGTATAAATACCTGTATCCATGGTTCAATAGGACTAGCGTCAGTATATTGCCCAAGAGAATTTAGCTTATCTATTTGCTCTTGCGCTGCGTGAACAGACCCATGTCTTAATTGAATTTCATTTTGCGAAACCACTATTGGGTTTTCTTCAAAGATGTCATAGTACCCAGAGCCAAATAACCCTGAAGATGGTATTGGTATTCTAGTTGTATCGTAGAAACTTCTGAGCAACTTGCCCTTGTAATTCTTTTTCCAGTCAACAAAATTGTAGCTTAATGGAATTTCTATTTGCTTATAAAATCTTCCTCTACTTACATTGACAAACCATGTATCAAATTTAGACAAATAACTTGGTGGGTTAGAAACTGCAATTTTTGCTCTGTCACTAACTCTCACAGAATATACTGGACAAATTGACTTTGCTGGGAATTGGAATTGGGCAAGCGTGCTAACTCTATTGTCGATACCTAAAATGTTTTCTGTTGTTTTTGCGTCTCCATCAGCATCGAATGCTAGAACACCAATAAATACATCTCTTTTATTTGATGCTAGGTATTGATAACTAAGCTTTTTACCTAAAAACTCTTTTGTTCTTATATTATAGAAGCCCCATTGTAGACCTTCTGGTGGTGGCACTGGATTGCCGTTAGAGTCTTTTAGGTTCCATTGCAGCATTGTGGAGCCAAATGATATGTCTACGTTTGGCTGATCAAACTTGCTATAGTCTGGAAAACCTGCTGGTGTATTGTTGGCGTTTAAGAGAATTACAGCACCATCTTTTGCGTTAACCGACTTCTTAATGTTTTGTTTTAAAGAAATTGCATTGGTGTCTGCGTCAGCAAGATAGAAATTATTAACGTCAGTAATTTCAGAAAATTCATCTGAATTAATTTCAACTCCATTAGTGGTAACAATTTGATAAACTGGAGCTCTATTATTAAGTATTTCAAACTGTTGTGAAATTTCTGTAGAATTTAAAGCAGTTACTCCTGTTGGAGACTTTTTGTTTACTCCATAAATAAATGGAGCTGCGCCACCCATGACAGTTGTTCTGCTTATAGATTCAACTGAGAAATTTAATTCATCAACACTAAAGTTAATTTCATCAAGTGAGTTCCAGTTGCCAGAAGAATATAATGTCTCATTTTCTGGGAAATGTCTATAGTTATTTGTTACCAAATTACCATCAAGATCAAGCTTTGGATTGCCGTCTTCATCAATTGCTAAAACATCTATATCTACATAGCCAAGGATTACTGAGTCAATAGTTGAATTTGGATAACCTATTGCGTCTGCAATAGTGCCTAATTTAAAGACTCCAAAATCTCCAGATTGTACTGTCGTGGTGCCCCATATTGTTCCTCTACCAACTGCGTTTGCATTAACTCCAAATGTTCCTGACTTATCCTGAGTTGCTCCCTTGCCAAGAGTTGGGGTGGTAACATTAAACCTAATGTCAGATATAGAAAAGCCTTCTGCTACGCTAGTGCCTGGAAGGTTAATCTTTCCACCCACAACATGAACTTTAACATACTTAACAGCTCTCTTTGCATTTAAAGGAATTTCTATTGACTTGTTAGCTCCGATGACTTGGCCAGAACCAAATTGGAAAAACATGTCACCAGATGCTGCTGCAGGAGTTGTGAATGTCGATGCAGCTAAGTCTGTTGTATAAAGAGACACGTCAACAACTGTCACCGGCCATGCTCCAGCCTGTATCTTGATACTGTTTAATTCTTGCCACGGCATGAGTTGACCAGTGACTGAATCTTGAACTTGTGGGACTTCTACAAAAATCCAGTCTTCTATTGAAGTTGGTCCGTCTATTCCAGTATAGCTAATTCTTCTATAATCATTTGAACTAGATGGATTGCATATGTTTGATATGTCTGAATACTGTATTGCAGCGTCTATGAATCTAACTATTTGATATTGGAAAGCTTTCTTTCTTAATTCATCAAATTTTGGCGTATTATTTTTTGCCAAGTTTAACCAATAAGTTGCTAAAACAGATTTGGTTTCAGAGTCAACGACCCCATAATTTCTGTTTGGGTTAAGTTTTTTTTGCTTTTGGAAGTTCACTACAGCGTTGTGTGTTGCTGAATCAAAAACTCCATTTATTTTAAGACTATAATTCATCTGCTGCAAAGTAAACTGTATGTACTTCATGTAAGTGTTAGATCCACCAGTCTGTACAAGTTCGGTTTGGGTTGCTGGTGCTGGTGTGTTTGCTGGCACTACATCTGGTTGCTGCTGTGTTATTGTGCCGCCATTTACATATTCAGTTATGCTGTAGCGCGGGTTAAAAATAGCCCATTCATTGGCAAATCTTGTAATAACACTTGTATAAAATTGTTTACCAGTTGTTCCGGCAGCAAGATTAAATGTTGAAGCTATATTTATAGTTTTTCCATTAACAGTAATGCTTGTAGAATCTGATTGATATATATCATGCAACGCAGCAAGTTGATCAGTTGTTTTTGTTTTTTCTGAATTGTATGGAAGTCTAGATATTTCGTTTAAGCGTTGTTTTTCAAAAGAAATAAACTTTTCTTCAAGACTTACGACTATTCCTTTATCATTTGGGTTTGCATTAACTGGGGCAAACCAATACAAGTTGTTCCAATTCGCTACTAAAGTAGTATATAGTGCACCAAAGCCAGATACAATCTGCTGCTTAATTGTTTCGTATTCGCTTTGTGGAGGTCTAACCTCGTAGTAATATCCTTGATTTTTTACCTGTGCTCCGCCGCTATATAAGCTGCTTGTTGCTGAGTTCCATGCTGCATAGTCGACCATTCTTGTTATGGAATTGCCTGTAACAACTGAAGTGCTGACTGTTGGTTTTTCGCTTACTGTATCAACGACAACTTTCTCAACCAATTTTCCACCAGTTAATGGACCACTCTTGCCCTGGAAATATTCATCGCCATACTGAGTTAGCGGTATGTCTCCAGTATAATGAAAGCTATTAAGAGTTGCGACTCTTGCTTTTGGTTTTACTGCAGTTATGTCTGTTTGAGAATAAACATTTGTTGGATACGCATAGCCTAGTACGCCAAAGGGGCTATTTTTATTCCCAATAACTCGTCTTTCTGGATCTGATTTTTGTACATCAATTGCAAATCCCTTACCCTCTTCAACTTCTGCTGTTCCCTTTTCGGTGACTATGTTAATTCCGCCAGTTACATTAACATTAAGATCTGTTGTAAATTGGGTCTTCCACTTAACATCAAAGCTATATCTATTGGTAATAACTTTAGTTACAAAAACTTGCGTCTGGAATGCAAAGTCATAATCTCTTACGAATTGGCTGCCAGGCAAATATTCAGATGGAACTTTAATAACAGAATTTACTTGTGCTTGATAATCAGAATAATCCAAGATTACATATGGATAGTATATTGAGTTTATATCAAATTCTCTTGACAGCACTTTAGAGTACGCATCTACGGTTAATGGCGCGTCTGATAATTTCTCTTTAGCCGAAGAATTAAGTTTATGTATTGTGTATGAAGTTTTAACATCACTAAATATATAGTTGGTATTGTCTATTTTTTGAAAATTTAAGAATCCAACATTGTCATTTGTGCACTCTATATAGAATTCTATATTGCTATAGTCAGAATTAATTAAAGACTGCGCTTCTACCGGCATTGATGTTAACTCGAAGTCTGATACCAGCAAAGAACCAATCGAAGGGTTTAATTCTCTACAGAAGTATGTAGTTAATACCTGGGTAGTTATTGAATCTGATACTTCTTCTACTTTTTCTGAAAATTTAAACGTTGCTTTTTCATCTTCAAAAAGAACGTTTATCTTTCCTGAACTATCTCTTTTTCCATTAATAGTCCAAGAATTTCTCCATGGGGAGATGTTCCAAACTATTGTTGAGTCTCTTGAGAACTGAAGTTTGCTATTAACTTTATTCTTGTTTGACTCAGACAATATGTTGTAAAACATTCTGTTTGCACCAATAACAGCTTCGCTCAACAAGGCTATTTGATCTCCAGCTCTGCCAACCGGGTAAGTATTTGATTCCCCTCTGTTAGGAGCAGAAATTCCTATCCCACTACCGCCGTAGTTATCGTTAATGTACGTCAAGAATGGATTTAAGCAGTACACAGCAAAAGCTGAAAAGGCGGAGTTGATATTGTACTTATCCTTTAGTATTGCGGTATATTTTTGATTACCCTCTTCTATGTATGCTATTGATTTTGCCGAACCATCTTTGCTTTCTGGAGCGCCATTAAAAACCCTTATTGGCCTTATAGCATTATTATTAAATACGTCCCATCTTGGTCCAAAGATACTAAACTTTTTAGCATCTGTTATCTCATTATACGCATCAAGATCCCAGCCGTTAAGCTCTTCTTCCCCATAAACATATTCATCGACTATCTTAATTAACCCAGTGTTCTTTTGTATTGCGGTTAGATCAAAATCAAAATTAATTAAACCAGAAGCAGTTAAGCTTGCTTGGTCCAGGTTAGAGCAATCTATGAATACAGAAACTCCCTTTGAAAGAAAGTTATCAATAGCTCTTTTTTGGTGTTCTGTAATTGTTGCGTTTGGAGTCCAGACTAAGAAGTCATAGTTGTAGGCGTCAGGGTTAGAAAAATAGTCGGTTGCAAACGTATCAATGTTTAAGGCCCAATAAGACTTTTTTGTTTTATCAGTTGTAGAAGCTAATGGATTAACAAATATTAAATTCTGTTGGTTGATTACAGACTCTTCAAGATTGGCAAACACATAAGGATTTTGTATGCTATTTAATGAACCAGAGTATAGAACTGCTGCATTTAGTCTTGCTCTTTCTGAGTCTTCGTAAATGTCTTTTATTTTACTAAAGTCGTAGTTTATTTTTGCCAACAATCTCCAGTTAAAGTTTTGGAAAGTTCTTGGATCTTGTATTGCTTTTTTAGGAGTAACTACTTTCCATCCCTCATCTTCAGTTTTATTTTTTAACAGTTTGTTTTCTTTGTGGGAAAATAATTGAGTTGAATATATTCTTTTATTAAAAGAACTTTGATCTATTACTTCTGTTTCTTCTACCGTATATTTATAAGATGGTACTGCGTTAATGTACTCCTTATAGTTTAGAAATTGATTAAAGGGAATGCCGTCCTTATTTTTTTCATACTTGTCATAAACAAGATAGAGACCAATTGGATCTGGCTCATCAAGAACTACAATTATTCTGTAATAATTATAAGAAGTTTCATTTATATCATCTTGATACTTTTCAATAAATATTTCATAATTATTTTCATTCATTGAATTAACATATTTATTTCCAGAAGAATCTATAACTCTTATATTGTATTGATCAGGATCATTCACTCTTAGCGAGGTGCCAATGCCACTGTAACTAGAGGCAGTGCTTGGCAAGATGACAAAGAATCTACTTACGTAGTAGCTATGACCAAATCTAGCGCTTTCAAATTCATCGATTCTTGATGTATAGTTGTTATTTAAGTTTCCAGCTTCTTGATTAAGAACATAATTGGTTACTGAAACTTCTGAGTTCTTAACAATTGGAGAGTGCTTTGTTTGATAGCGCTCTGGGTTAGTCTTTAGATATCTAAGTACGCCAAATTCATCAGCATACATGGCAAAATCGTTTGCAATTACTGAAACATCTTTTGAATTTTCTTTTTGAAACCCAGAAAGATCAGCTACGGATAAGAATGATTCTGGAGTTACCTCTTCAGTATTAAAGTATCCGCAAATTTACAGCATCTGTTGGAAGTTTTATTCCTTTTTTTATTGCAAATTCTTCGTCATTACCTGGGTCAGTCCAATTACCAAATGGTTTCATTTTTATTCCTCTTCATAATCAGGTCTTAAAGTATCATATGTCTCTATAACATATGGGGTTGAACCGAACAGCCCCATTTGATACTGGTCATATCTACTAATTGGGTACCAAGCTGGTAAATTCCAAGTGTTTTCAAATGTATTCTCATAATAAATTTCTTCAGTGTCTTCATTCATTTTAAATGCTGGGTTAGACAAATAATGTGAATATCCAGTGTTTGAGCCATTATCTGGGGGTAGTGTTGGCTCACCAGAATTGGACTGGTTAACGTCATATCTTTCATACCAGTAAACTATATCTCCAACTATAGTAACAGGATCCTCGTTAAGAGTTGGGGAGAATTCACTATCTACGACCGCAAACCAATATCCTGGGGTAGCATCATTTTGGGCCCTATACGGACCAATTTGGAAATTGCCGATGGAATCTGCGGTAGTCATACCAGCATATAGGGTTTGGCCTGGAGCGGCTGTGGAAGACGAATATTCAGTATTTAAGGCTAGATAAAGGTTGCGTCCTCTTCTCCAATAGACTTTTGCGTTTGGCGTGGCATTTCCGTAGATATAGACTGTTTCTTCACCATCAGCGTTTATTATTTTTTTAGTAACTTCCGCTGATAACTTATTGTTTTCTGTTAGATCTGGCTTCAAAATATAGCTAACTGTTGCTGAATACAGAGAAGGATTATTGTGCATTTCTTGGACAAAGACGCTTGAGAATGTTGGGGTCGCTACGTTTGTGCCAGTATAAAATACATAACCTCTAGCGTACCCGTCTGCTGAAGTGTACAGTACAGATGGAGTTGCGCCTATATTTTCCCCACTAATAGAAACAGGAATGTTTGGTTTTGGATTTCCATTAATATCATAGGTCCAAACGTTTATGGCCATAAAATCTTTATTATCTGAAAGTATTTCTTTTGGACTTAAAGATGCTTCTACAGACCCTAGGTTATACGAATCGTGCGAAAGATATATATAGCCCTTATCCAATGGTGAATATAGCGGATTTAATGTCATGTCAACTTCAGCGTCGGCATCGATTAGCGCTGATTCATAGGTCACTTCAGTTAGCCAACTAGAAGTATCTGGCGTACTCAATAAAGTAACCAAACTTCTATAAGAATTATCTATTTCATAGAAATAATGGTGATCAACATTAAATGTATTCTTTACCCTATAAGATGCCCTATATTGTCTACCGGCAATAATATACCCAGTGCCGCCCAAAACAGTTTGATCAATTATATTTGTGGATGACTGCAAATTAGAAGATACGATTTCTCCAGTATATTCATCTTTAATTGTTAAATCAAAAACGTCTGAATAGGCTAATGATAAATAGTCATTATATTTTGCTACTATATATTCGTAATTATAGTATGAATAAACACCAGGTGTTGCTTCTTCTGAAAATGCTACCTGAGTATATTGGACAGCAGGGCTTGCCGCATTATCGGCATAAGGATCTACGTTAACAATGATTGGAGCACCTTGTCTTGCAACCTGAGGAAGAAGCACTTGCTTATGCTGGTATGGAGTTGCGTTCTGAAATACACTTTCTGTTTTTGGCTTTGCGTAAATATATCTTTCTTCATTATCATAAAAATACCAACCGGTTTTAATTGATGGAGTGATAAGCTCATTTCTTACATCTCTACGCACTGCGTATATCGGTATATTTTTAAGTACATACTTGTTAGTATTTGGGTCAAGATAATTCAAAAGTCCTTCTGGGGTAGCCTGGTTCTTGTCAAGAAGATACTGCCACCTAGCCTGGTCTATGTAATCATTTTGGAAAGCAAAAGAAGTCGAGTATGAATCTGCAACATTGTATATACCAACAGGGCTATCATTCCAGAGAGTGTATACGTCTACTTGGTCATCCTCATTAATTACTTCCAAAGTTCTAATCCACAAATTGGGTGAAGAATCATAGTCGGACAAACCAAAGTCTGATCTATTAAAATCATATCTTCCAACTAAATTGCTACCATAGTTGTTCAGCAAGCTATAATCTACTGTTGCATTTGCCCCAACAACACCTTGGTCACTTATGTAGTATTCGATATTGTCTATATAGTTAGCTGTAAAATTTTCCCATGTCAAATAGTCAAATGGATACCCATTTCCATCATTTGACGATATTTTTAGCTGATCTGGCGTTGCAGCAAGTGGGAATTTAATATTTGTAAAATAATAATTAACAGTAGAACCAACAGTATCGATGTAACTTTCGTGCTGTTCAGGTGTAGCAAAGTTTGGATTTATAAAGCTAAATAAAATGTTCGGAACTGATGGGATTAGGTAAGCTTTGTTTTGGTCTCTATTGACTGATATGCCTCCGTAACCTTGGTATGGTGAAGCTGATAAATCTATATCGTAGTCATCTTCTATTATGTTTTCAATATGGACATATAGAGGAGTTGCTCCATACGGTATAACAAAGTTTTTTATTAGATCTTGTGGAACTAGTGTTATGTCAGACTCTTGAGAGATATCACTAGAGTCATTTAATTTATTTGAAAAACGATCTGATCTAATTTTTGGTGTGTTAACAAGTCGCTTCTTTTTATTGTTATAAATTTCTGAATTTATTTTTATCTTTGTAGCGTATGGTGAATCATTTATTTGTGCTGCGGTTTTTACTATATTTTTATTTGTATTTGTTGCAAATGTTGCTGGGGTAGCATCAAGGAAGCCAATCGATGTATAGCTTCCAGTCGCTCCATTTGAACCAGTAGAACTAATAAAGTTTATTGTTGCTGCGTCAACTGAGTAAAGAGGTATTTCATTAAATGTATATGATTCAGTTGCAGAAACATCAAATGTATTAGTATACGGCGTACCACCATTATTATAATATATTGAGTCACCTGTTGTGAACCCAGAAGAATTGAATATTGATCTAACAATATATTCTGGAGAAGAGGTTTGGTCAAAATAATTGGTTACATAGTCGGTGAATCTTGCAGTATAGACTGCATCGTTTGGTATATCACCATGCAAATTTAAAAGGAGCTTTACGTCGTATGTAACAGTTGCTGTATCGTTTTCTACATAATCTTCATAGTAGGAAATGTATGTATCATACTTTACGCTTATTGGTTCGTAAGCTGGTTCAGTGTTTTCAAATTTAATTCCAGTAACTCTTAGACCAAAAGAAGACTGACTTATTTCTTGATCCAATTTTTCAAGCTTAAGTCTTGCATCTTCAAAGTCACCAATACCTGGTTGGTAATATTCTGAGTATGCTTCGGGAGTTGCCGAATCAGTTATGTTTGGTATTGATGAAATACCTTCTTGTAATCTGCCCGCATAGTCCCAGTATGACTCACCCCACTTAATATATCCATAGTTAGTTGGATATTTGATGTTTAGATATTCTACAAAATCAAAGAAATCTTTAGTAGGTATCCCTTCTTTAGAGAAGTATCTTGACATCGTTTCAAAATCTGATATTTCTATAATTTCAGGAGTGGCACCAAGATAGTTTGATTCAGGGGTAGCACCAAATGCTCTCCATATATCTAACTCTCTTCTAAGGGTTAGCTTTAATCCTTCAGCATTTATTGCTGGAGGATTTTTGTATACGTCTAAAATTCTTTTAGCAAAGTTGGAGTTTGACTCAAGATATAATCTTTGTAAACCTACTTTTACTCCAAATTCATCAAAGCTATTAAAGTTTTGTACAGATATCTGATCGACTTCTGTATTGTCCACCTTTAAGCTTATAAACTCCCTAAGAGTGAATAGCTCCAACGTGGTAAAATTATAATAGAATACATAATCTGTTGTTCTTGTTTCTAGCAAATCTCTCATTGTGGAGACTCTTGCCAACTCTGTGTTATTGCCAAGTATCTTTACAAAGCCTGGCTTAACATTTGTTGATACGTACATCCATGCAACTTCTGATTCTGTAGCAGAGCCAATAAATGAGTCTAATTCAATTCTAGATATTAATTCATCTATCTTATCTAGATCATCGCCTATAACAGCGTTCATTATTTTTCCTGCGTTTGTTTCAGGAAGAGCTAGAGATGGAGTTGCTCTCTCTAGAGAGTCTCCATATATTTTAGTCCACGATGGGAATCTTGAAAGAACACTTCTAGCGTGGTCTGATATTACTGGAACCGCAATTTCATCTATCTGCGTTTGAACCAAGAGCAAGAAGTTTGATTCAGACAATGAAGATGAAGAAGATATAATTACTTCAAACTTACAGTATCTCTTTACATCTCTAATAAAAAGCAGCGAAGTGTTTTGGTTAACATAGGCAACCTGCAACCATTCAGAATCTTCAGCATCTGCTCTGTCGGCGCAAAGTATCTTTATCTCTATAGTTGGTTGCTCTGTGCCTGGCAAATTTGCAAACGCATGCTTGTAACCAATAATGTCTGCTCTACTGGTTGTGTCAACAAACCTATATACTAATTGTGATTCATAGTCTGGACCCATGATCCAAAACGGAGAGGCATCGACTAAATCAAAGATGTACCTTCCATCTTCGTAGCTGTCATAATTAAAGAAATCATACTCTCCGTATAGTCTCTTCTAGAATTATTTCTCCATAATTGGTTACTTTAGTTGTAGAACCAAGTGTTGGAGTAGCGTCATCTTTAATCTCTGTGCCAACAAAAGTATAATCACCAAGCTCATTTATGCCATGGCGAGATCTTAAAGTTGAAAAGTTTGTGTAAAACCTATTCGAATATATGTCTATGACATTGGACGTCCAAGTATTGCCACTGATATTAAAATCAGAGTTATTTAATGCAAGGAAGTATGTCTTCATCTACTTTTTGTCCTACTTAAACTGCGTCAAGCCATATTGAATATTCTGAGGTTACTCCATGCTCTGGGTGTACAAACATTAGGTGCTGACATGGTCTGCTCATTGAGTGGAAGTACTCTTGGGCATACGTGTTATAGCTTTCTGGAGAGCCAGAAATTCTTAATGTTGAACTACCCAAGGTCATCTTAGCCTGTTGATGGTAATGACCCATGAACACATCTTGGAATTCTTCTGGGATTGCACCATCTTTCCATCCCATTACTTTTCTATAGTAAGGAGTAATTGAATTAGGCGAAGGCATTTGGTCGCCATGAATTAATAAAGTCGAATAGTCTCCAATTTTATCAACAGCATACCAGTGTCTTTCTCCTCTTCCGTCTGGAATATTAAAGTTGATTCTTTGATTATTTTTGAATATAAGACTAGTTATTTTATAGAGCAGTCTGTCCATATTTGATTCTGGATCATACATCTTTCTATTTCTTCCGCCAACAGATCCATGGTTACCGATTACGGCAGTCACGTTTACTTGATCAAAGTTTTCTAGGGCAGTTGCAAAAAACTTACCAAGTATTTCTGGTCCATTAACGCCAACTTGTCTGTATATCCCAGAGTCAATCAAGTGGCTTTGCCCAGGAAATATCTCTTCACCTTCGACAATGTCTCCAAGCATCCACACATGCAAATTATCAATTGGGTGATCTGCTCTTTGTACTTCCACGATCTCTAGCATCTTTTGTGTATAGAGTTCTATTCTTTGAGCCGCTACTTCAGAATTATAATCCGGAGTTACTTTGCCAAGCTGCCAGTCAGCAAACACTACCACTGCTGTTTCGGGAGTACCTTTTCCTGGTTTTCTAGATTCTTTTCTAGTGAGAGTAGGTAATTCAAAATTAGAGAAGACATCATGAGCTGCTCTATAAATTGTTTCAGAAGCTTGATCACTGATGTTCTTATACTTATCAGCTGAACGAGCCAATCTCTTGTTTTCTGATCTCAAAAAATCTATTGTTGCCGATGGGACAGATGAGCTATAGGATGGACTTATGCTGCTATAACCACCTTCATCTTCTTCCATCTCGTCAACGGTATCATAAAATGAATCTTGACCAGTTGCAAAGTAATGCGATGCTTGCTCTTCATCTACTTCCTTGGCAAAGATATTGTCTATGAGAAGATCGCCAGGAACGTCTTCGTCGCCCTCAATAATACTGCGGGCATGCTTCATATTCTTTGCTTTGACTATATGAGTCTTGGTGACAAGAAAAAGCTTGTCTGACATAAGTACCACTCTTTCAGTTCTAATAACCTTGTGAAGACATTATAACAGAAAAAATCGATACAGTCCCAGCTATCATGTATTCTCTTTCGGTATTTAACCTAAAAATACCCTTAGGTACTTCTTGGCCATTAGAGGTTACGCTTAGTATGTTGACACTTTTAATAAAATCAGAAGAAGATCTTACTTGATTTTCTAGATCTGAATAAGATATTGAGCTTCCAATGGTCATAGAGTTCAAGTATCTTCTTACAAACAGGTTTGCTTGTCCTTCTATAGCTGAAATAGCTGCTGCACTTAAGCCCTGTGGTAGAACTATGTTAGCTACTGTGTTAATTGGTATTCTATCTGCAATTCTTATGTTTAATTTTATTCCAACTGGTTTTCTTCCAGACAAATTATCTAATATGTTTTGAACAAATGATGGGTCAATTCTCTGGGATTCGGGAACCACTATGATATCGCAAGATCCAAGGCCATAAGAAGATTCTCTTATTCTTACGTCCCTAACTCCAGGAAGCGAAAGTGCGTTTAATCTAAGTGACTCAGCTGTACCGTATGATCTTTCTTTAATTGAAAGGCTTATTCTGCGACGATAATTTTCATCGCTTTCCATTCCAGAAATAGAATATACTTCCTTTGGGTTTGAACAATAAATGATAGTGCCATCAGAGGAAGTAAAGTTATGCTTTGTTAAAGTTCCTTTAGCGGCAGTAAAGTCTTGACTGGTAAAAGATGGGGTAATTCTGCCATAAGCTTTGGTTGTGCCAGCTATGATTGTTACATCTGATTCTAGCTGGTACTGATACTGTCTAGTGGCAAATTCAGTTACGTCATTATATATTGACGTTCCCTTTGTTACAACAATGTCGGATGAAGACGGGGAGCTAATAAAAAACTCTATATTATAACTCGATCTTTCTTGTTCTGAGTCAGCGGAAACAAGCTTTCTTGCTACGCCATATAACTCACCAATCAAGTCCAGAGAGCGACCAGATGCAGTTGATATGGCTGTTTGGTCAACAGCAAATTTTAGAGTCTCGTACAAATCACTTACTTCTGTAGCAACTGACTCAGCAAATGCCCTAGCTATTGCGCCTGGATATGTTGCTGTGATACCAGCATTTTTTTCTAACGCCAAAAGCATTCTGCCTAGTATTTCTGGTTTGCTTTTACTGTACACTATTGGCATTATTGCTCCTTATTAAATGTTCTGTGTTACCGACAAAGTAATCGGTTCGACGCTATTATCTTCTATATGTACATCAAATCTGATTGAATTAGCAGATGTTGGAACAGCGTCTATAGATATAAATCTACCCTTAAATATACCACCTACAGTCTCATCCATAAGAGAATTTCTAATTATTCTCTTGCCCAACTCTCCGGTTACCTTACTCTGAGGCATTCCGTACAGCATTGAGAGATCGCATCCAAGTCTTGGATAGATAGTAAAATCATTTGGTTCCGTCATTAATCTTATATAGATCTGCTGTACGTCTTTCCTGGATCCATTATCTACCATGGCTATATCTTTATTGGGAGATATTTTAATATCACCGCTAAAGTCAAAATAAAAATCACTCATTATTTATCCAAATCATTATTTATCCAAGGAAAATCTTCCATGTTACTTGGCTCATTAAAATCACTTGTTTCTACTTTGGTCACAGCGTCTTGGTAGGAATAGCCCATTTTAATAAAGTCGTGCAGTTTTTGTACTTCAGACTCGGTATGAGTTTTTGAGTAAGCTTCAATTAAAGAGGCTTCTTCAAAAGTTACGCCATTGGGGTCAGTTGCTAATTCTGAACCCTGATCATTGCCCAAACCTAGACCGTAGTTCCCTATTATAGTAATAGGGGTAACGACCTGTTCCTCTTCATAATTTTGCAAATTGTTTAAAAAGTGACCAGTTCTATAATAAGCTGGATTATTTAAAAAGTCTCCAGTTTTTAAAAGTGCTGGCTCATTATATACATCAGCTGCTGGATTAAAGGACTTTTCGTTCCATCTTAAACCATCATCATCTTTGCAGTACATTTTAATACTGTCTGCAAAAATGGATATACTTCTAGTGTTTGGATTGATGACCAAGCCAACGCCAGGTGCTCCAAAAATCTCTATCTCTCCCATATCCGTAATTCGGATAAATGCTTTATTATCAGGGTGAGTCAAGCCCACTTCTCTATGAGAGAATTCTTTTCTTCTTTTTAATTCTGCTGTTTCATTAAAAACATCAGAAGGTTTAAATTGTTGTTTATCTGGATCTATCATAATAATTAAACCATAAACTTTGGTATGCCGGTGTCTACTGAATTATTTCTAGCATTTTTGTGAGAATGAGTTTCATTAAAGTACATCACAATGTATGGCTGCTTTTCTTCTGCGTCCCTAAATGCAACTAGACATCTTGTGCCAGGAGCTGGTGCTACAGATTGTACACCATATATGAATGGGCATGGAACGTTTGGCAGCATGTTGCCAATTAAATCAGAATATTTTTCATCAACTAATACAGTTGCAGTGTTCTGCGAAGCGTTGTAAACCATGATGGTGCCTGGTCTATTTTTTAATTGCTTAAAAGATGACTCATCTATTTTGTCATTAATTCTTTTATCAAATTTTGGATAATTTAATGCCATAAGACTTCCTCCTACAATACGTTTCCATCTGGACCATATACATTGCCGCCCATCCAACCTTCAAGGTATGAATAGGCTCTTGATTTTTGTGGTATGTTAGACCTAATCCATTTTCTTAACGCGGCGTCTGTGCCACCCTTATTTAGATAGACAGACAAAGCTGTAGAAAATTTTGTTTTAAATATAAAACCTGGTACATACTCGGTTCCATAGTCGCCCCAGGCAAAGAAGCAGTATTCATCAATTGGTGAATTTGTTTTAACCACTTTTGCTACTCTTGCAGATTCAGTAGCTGTTACACCTAACATCCAGGCTTGATTATATGGAATCCATACCCTTTTATCAACTGTAGCTTCTGTAGCTTGATTCTTTACTTTATTTGCTAGTGATTCAACATTCATATCTGAGTCAATGGAGTAAGCTAGTTTATAGCCTAGCACAACACTATCTTCTGGTTGGCCAGATGCATTATACTTTAGGTAGAAATTCTTATTCCCATGAGATCCTGGTAAAAGATTAATTTGAAACATACCAACAGAGAAGTCGCCAGTTGCTCTATTTGTATTTATTGCAGCTGGTCTAAGGCTTCCTTCTCTTTCTGCTAAGGCTGTAAATATAGCAGAAACTTCTAAACTGAATAGACCAGAAGTAGACAGAAGCGCCATAAGTTCATCTGGGCTAAGGCTTTGTGATGATTTGCCAGAAAAGTTTTGCTTAAATTTATCTACGCTTATACCACTTGAAACATCTGAAGAATCAAATTCAATCCCAGTTATTGCAGTTGCTATTTCTGGAGTGATAAATGATCCAGCTCTTTGTGGGGAAAAGCTTACATGTATATGATCTCTATGGCTTGTGTCAACAGCAAAGTTGACGAATTTGCCTAGGTTTGGGTATTTTATTCTTACGGCGGCATTTGCTCCCTCTAGCCCCTGATCTGCTATGCCAAGTTCCGTCATAAGCTGATCGTGTACAACTATTAAATCTGGGTGGAGATCTTGTGTTAAACCATTTAGTGTAGTTAACAGCAAGTTCAGAGCTTGCCTGTATGTGTCTATATTTGTTGCTAATCTATTAGGAGCAGAAGCCGAATTGCCAATCGCCATAATATCAAAACCTCTACCAAATGCGTGGTCGCTTACACTGTTATTTTCTGCAGTAAGCACAGAAAAGTTTGGACCAACCAAAGTTCTGGTACCAGTCTGTCCTTCTATGTATATTTTGTTGGTTGCTTGAAGTAACATTTCTATCAGCGCTGCTGAAATATAACATCTTTTTTGTCCACTGCCTAAAAGATTTGGATCAACAGGTAGGGACTGCATTGAGCCAGAAATATAGCTTGGTTCTTGATTTATTGAAAAATCTAAAGTTGAAAGATTTTGTCCTTCTTTATTTGTATTAAAATCTATTGTGAATGGGTTAACAGAACCTTTAAAATTTGCTTTACCATGAAGTTCGGAAATCTTTTTTGTATATACTTCTTTTTCTTGAGCGCTCAGTATAGATTCAAGTGCTATCCCTCTTGATCCACCATTTAAAACCATTGTAGGTTCACTCGATGGTATATAACCCTTTGTACTTTCTGCAAGAGTTGCGCCCATTTCACTGGTAACATAGGCCATATCTGAAGTTGTTGGTTGAGTGGTGCTATTGATAATACTGTCGTTTAAGGCTTTTATTGAATCAGAGAACCCCGAAGGTGCGTTGTTTGTAACGAGCATTGAGTTTTTTGCTATTTCCATTTTTGCTGCTGCACCAGTTAATGGTGCGCCTCTTGGATCATTTGGATCTGCAATTTTAACATCGTCATTTATATCTGACATAGAGGCAATAATTCCGTGCATTGCGGACTGAGTACTTTGAGCATACGCATTTATTGCAAAGGCTGGATTTCTATATAGACTATCGCCTTGTAGTATCTTTACTGGATCTGCGCTTCTAAGGCTTCTATCTTCATATGGTTGCCTGGACATAGTGGTGCCAGTTAGAATCACTTGTCCATTTGGATAAAATGACTCACCAATACTATTAGCAATACTTGCGGTACTGCTTAAGTCTGTCGAATTAATTCCTGAATCTGACATATCTTAATTACCTACATTCTTTAACATTGGTACCATCTCTTGTGATTGAATTAATGCTGGGCCAGAAGTCAAGCTCAGTCCAGCAGTATAGACTTTAGCTAATCCATTTACTACCAATTCCCAGTTAAGAGTCACTGGACTTCCATCTTCATAGTACTCATCCCATTCCGTCATTGGCCATTCTGAAGCTTTATTATAAACTTTTAGTAGTATTAGCATATCAACAAGTGCATCAAATGCTCTTATTTCAAGATTGCTTAAGGCATTAAGTGGGTCTGTTTCTCCGGTAGTTTCAAAATGTATTGCCGTTCTTGGAGCGCTGTAAGAAGGAACTGATCCTACTATTAAACTTTGTGCACTTTGGGTAGCTTCATATAATTGATCAAACCTAGTGTAAATAACAGATTCTGGACTTATTAATTCTTTTACCTTATCTTTTACAAAAGCTAATGTGTTATTTGTTGTCTCTGGTATTGTCAAGAATATCGATCTAACCTGATTTTTTATTGATGCGTAGCTTTGTGCGTCTGTTTTATAGAAGACAGATGCCATGTATCTTATCGGACCGCTATTGCCCCACTTTTCACCTGTTCTTGATTGTGCATAGTTAAGCCTATTGTTAACTAGTGCACCAGCCTCAAGATCATCAGCAGTGAGTATCATTGTTGAATTATTTGGGCTAATTCTAAGTACAACCAATCTTCCTTCTAGGGCAGCCTTAGTAAAGAACATGCCCTTTGAAGCTGTTGAATTAACATCTATAATCCCAACATCTTTAGAAACATTATTTTTTTGCAATTCCGAAGTGTCGACTCCATCAAATCTTATTCTATACTCCCTATAGGTTTCATCTGATCCGCTCAATACATCTATCACGTCACATGTATCACCGTCAACAACATGCTTTACATAAACAATAGTCTTAAAATATTGATTGAGTCCAGTTTTTTCTGGTCCTAATCCAGAATACTTTAGAAGTTGCGAATGAACAATTGCATTTTCCAAACTGATGTATCTTACAAGATCTCCAATTTCCTTTTCTTTCCAACCCAAATTCTTTAACAAATCATCTGATCTGATGTAGGCATTGCCTTCGATTGACTTGGTTTTCGTTCTTGCATTAAGTATTCCTGGAAGGAGCTTGACAGAGTGATATTTGCCAACAACCATTCCTTGGAAGTTTGATAGACCTGCGTCCATTGGTTGCCCATTCTTTGACAGGTACTGAATATAGCAACCGTGTTGATCTAGCACATTATCTCTTACCCACTTCCATGCATTCCATGCTCCGTCAGTTACTAGAGACAATCCGGCAGCTACTGCTGCTGCAGGGAGGCCACCAGCTGGCAGTGTGGCTATTGTGGCTGCGGCTGTTATAGCTGGCATAACTATACCAGCAAAAATTGCTGCGCCCATAGAACCCTCTTGCCTACCAGTGCTTGCTGCAATCATTGCCTTCATTCTTTGAGAACCTTCTGGCATTGAGTCAGCCAAGGAGTTGGCCTGTATATCTTTTAGCAGTGCTGAGTGTCCATGAGTAAATTGCATTCCACCAACCATTTGGTGCTTTAGCATATCGCCTAATCTATCTACGGATACGTCACCATTTACTGTCATTCTAGAGTTATTTGATTTATTTGCCAATAAAAGTCTAGCGTCGTTTCTTAGGTTTTGCATGCTGATCTGAGATGATATCCATGATGACAAGAACCATCTGGATGGATCATTTACGGTTACAAATGCGTTTGGTGTTATGCTGGTAACAAATCCTGTCTCTGGAGTAAAGTGATGAACTACTTGTTCTACTTCAAAAATTCCGTACATTCTTTCATAAACGTCTGCAAGATAAACTATGTCGTGAGGTCTTATGTCGGCGTTACCAATCACAATTATTTCTCCGCCATAAATATCTTTTAATGATTCTTTTAGATGAGAAAGCGCAACTCTTCTTGCTGTCAATTCGTCTGGGTCACCTTGCGCGTGCTTTGAAATTCCACGAACTGTTTGCAATGGGTGGAATATTGGATGGAGTATTCCCCATACTCCTTCTCCCTTAATGTTGTCAAAATACAATCCAGTCTCAACAGTTTTTTCAACTTGTTTTTCTGGTGGTGCTGCTTTGTCTAAAGAAACTGTTACTGGATATTTTCCGTCTGAAACTGCGGTAATTTGAGTTGCTACACCACTAAAGTTTTCTTTGATATTATTTTTTAATATATGGGTAAATGAACTTATGTAATGGATTCTTTGAAAAGGCTCTCTAATTTCAACAACAGGTTCTCCATACTCTCTTGTAAATGGATTGTCTACTGCTCTCAGTAGAGTTCCCTGTCTTCCAAGGGAATAGTAAATCGAATCGTTATAAGCTTTATTTAGAATATTGGCTTGTTTAGTAAAGTTTTCTAATTCACCTAATCCATAACCCATTTGAGCCATAGACATTCTAAACATGTTCAAAAGATTTCCAAGAGCTGCATCAAAAGCAGTGAATATCGGACCTATGTTTCTGTCCCAGAAACTATCAACATCTTCCAAAACTCCTGTCAACCAGTTGCCAGCATTGCTTCCTTCTTTGGCGTTTGATTTAAGTAGCTTGATAAGAGACTGTGGATTTGATGCGTACTCAGCATTGTAATCTATAAACGCATTAAAGATTCTATCGAATGATCTAAAGCTCCACTGATCGTTTTTGTCGCTACTTATATTGAAAAGAATATTGTCTTCGAATGAATTAGAGTTAAATCTCTTTTTATCTGGTCTTAAAACAACCCAAGCTCTTGCGTATGGATCTGACCAAAGTTTCTGCCTAAAGATACCAACAAGCAATAGGAATAATTGTTTTGGTGTTTTTATACTACTTAATAACTCTGTAGCTTTATCATTTGGAGTTTTTGCTTTTCCAAGTTTACTTAAAACATCAGCTAAAATTGAATCATTAGAATCTTTTTTGGCGGCTGTTTTGTCAGTTTCTTTTGCTGGATCTGGATCTGTTGGCGGAGTTCCATACTCGTACGATTCAAAATGGCCCTTAACAAGATTTCTAATTCCAGAAACTTTTTTATAAACAAGCGCATTGTAGGCGTCAATTATACCTTTATCTTTATTTATAATTTTTAAATTGTTTTCATCAAAACCATCAAATCCACCATCAACATATTCATTAACTGCTATATCAATAGCGTTAACAGAAGTTGCGCCAGTTCTATTGCTGAGTGCTGGTGTCCAGTCTGCTCCAAGCAAAGTTAAGAATTCAGAACTTCTAGAGTCTGCTCCAAATTCCTCAAATGCTTCAAATTTGTTACCTACTAATATTTGGAAAATTGGATCGCTAGATTCAGTGTCGTCATTTGGATCCAGCTTAAACATCTGATAAAAAACATTTTTTACTGAATCATAATTATGATATCCATATCTAAACTGATCCCAAATCTGTTGCGCTTCATAAACTCTTCTGCCGTTACCAGCTATTGTTTTAACAGTACTATCAAACTTTTCATCATAAAAGCCTCTGGCTGTAACGCTGACGCTGTCTAGTGGATCATAAACTTCTTTAAAGTTATCAAAAGTTTTAGCTTCTTTATCTTGCTCTAGTTGTTCTATCAATTTGTCCTGCTTTAGACTTTCGTAATCAGCAGCTTGAACATTGTCGTAATACTTTATGTAGTTGCCGCCAAAGCTCCAATCTCTTTGCCAATCAGCTGAACTCTTTAGAGCTAACGCTTCATCAAAGGTATAGAATTGCTTAGGGGAAACTCCATCAATTATTAATTCTTTTCCGCCCATTCTATTGTCTATTCCAGCAGTTGCTGATGCAACGACTGCAGGTAAGAAGCCGTTATTGGAATAATCTTCAAGATTTCTTCCTTCGTCCCCTGTCTTAAATGCACCAAAACCAACCAAGAATGTTTCATCTAATCCTAATTTAGCTTCTCTATCATCGTAAGTAAATCTATTTGCTGGGTTAAAGTTACTAGTTACTACACCAACTGGAGTGCTGTCTGGGACAAAAGTAAACATGCACTCTTTTAGATTTTGCTCCGCCATTCCTAGTCCAGCCCATTGGCCTGCTGTTGTTATTGTGCCATTTCCATCGGCTTGATCAGCGGTTACGGTCCCTATGTTTTCCATTGGAGAAAGGATCTGTCCCTTATCGTTGATTAAAAGATGGAGGAAATAGGCAGCATCTGGTGATACTATCGCATCAATTCTATTACTTCCGCCATCTTCATTGTCTGCTTCAGTCTCTCCCCATAAGAAGTAAGCTGGAGTACATACAACTGCTACTTTCTTTTCTGGGTTGTATACAAGTACTTTTCTCTTTTTATAATCCTCTGGATTACCAGCCAAATCTTCTTCTTTAAGATTATACATTCTTAAGAAGTCTTGCAATACTTGCTTTCTTGAATCACTATTGCTATTTGTATCCCAACCTAAGTCAACAGTCCTATACTTAACTGGATCATAAGGCCATCTCATGGCTATATAAAACTGTTCATCTTCTGCTGACTTTGGCATTCCCCATTCAGAAAAATCTAGCTGTATGTCTTGATACTTTTGCTGAAGTGCGTATGCTGGATCTAATCCATCGTAATATTTTTCATATTTTTCTAAAAGTATAGGCTGTCCATCAGCGCCTCTTTGTGTATCACTTGTAGAAAGTATCGGTAACGGCATTCTAACTATCTGAGTTGCTACATTAATGCCAAGTTTTCCTTCTGGGTCAAAGATACCAGAAGGATCAAATGCAGCTGTTCCTATTAAGATTTCGTCTAAGCCAAGGAATGGTAGCTTGGATGCAAAATTAAAGTTAAAGTCTAGTGTTGGCTCATCGCTTCCAGGTTTTTTGGTTACAAGAGCTGTTGAATCTGAATCTTTTTCTTTGCTTATTAAAGATTTTTCTAATAATGAAATTTCAACTATATTAGCAATTATCTTTGGTATGTCTTCGCCCTTTGCACTCTTAATTATCTTGTCATAATCAAGGGATCTTAGAGTGCCGCTTGTTCTATTTGTAAAAAATGGATAACGGAATCTAATTGGTAGTTGATCGATTTGCTTGTGTGTTTGCTGTATGGGTTTATCAATATAATCATAGTATTTATTTTCTGTATTTGTTTCCGAATCACTAAATGGTAAATGGAAACCAACTTGGACCTTTCCCTTAGTCAAGGGTAGTCTTGAAACCACTTTTCCATTAGCGTAATACTTTTGTCTTTCCGTATCATTAAAGTTAATTACTCTTCCACGTAATCTAGCACTTGGTGCAAAAATGCCAGTGCCAGACATCATCTCCTTAGACATGGTGGCCATGTTGTCAGCTACTGTTGATTCTTTATTTTGCAGTGAGGCTATTGAATCAGAAATTGGGCCAGTGTTCTTATTAACAGAAGAAAGAATCTCATTTAAAGTGTCCTCAGGGTTTATATATCCTGGGGTGGTTACTCCATTTACTTTTGCATTTTCTTCATTAGGGAATCCGGTTGAAACAGGGAATACTCCAGAGGTATACAGCCAGTGTGGTTTGCCATAAAAAATTGTTGACCTATCTTCGAATGGTCTTACAGCAACAATGTAGTTAGGTAGCAGTCTTGCGCACATTTGGAACATATCCCAAATACTTCTCATATAAGTTTGTGCTCTAAAAGATACTTCATCATAAATATCGTCATCTAAATCAGAAACAAGGCCCATAGTTTTCATAATATTGCTAAGGCCTCTACCATTCATTGAGCCAAGAAGACCAGACCCAAGAGCCATTCCAGCTAATGGACTGACGAAAGATCCAACTGCTAAAGAAGCAGCACCAGCTATTATTTGTGATGTTCCTATAGCGTTGCTTGAGTCTATCAATTTGTTATTTGCTGTCGCCTTTTCCAAAACCTCTGATGCATCTAAAGCCCCCTTGCCTGACTGATCTATTAATCCAGACCAAGAACTGTTACTTAACCTATCTAGATAACCAAACTTTTCGTCATCCATCATTGTCATGTCTATACTGGCCATGGTAGCCCAGCCATCATCCAAGTCTCCACCAAGGAATTGGGCTACACCTACACCATTGCCCGGATAAATATTTCTCTTGAATATTTCAAGGTCTCTTTGTGTGCTGAAGTTGCCCCATAGGCTTTGCATTGCGCCAACGATAGGAGTTCTTACGCTTCCTCCAGCACTTTCTAGGCCAGTTAAGTTTTGTGCAGGAGAAAATGCACCAACAGTACCAACGTTAATGCCAGTATTTATCAGCTGTGCTGTTCCTCCAGTGGCTATATTAACTGTTGAGTTCCACGCAAGTCCAGCAGTTCCACTTATAGGGTTTTTTGCAATTGCATTGAATGCATTGATAACGCTTGCTTTGTAACTTGCTGATTTTTGTTCTTCTTCAGGAGTTAGCGGAGCGTACAAGATGGATCCAAAGTGTCTTATACCAAATTTATTTTCAGAAAAAACTGCTCCTCTTGTTGCATGTGCGAAAGCTTCCCTCATTCGAGAAGCGCCCATTGACAAAAGTCTGATCATTAAGTCTCTTGGTTCAGACATCCAAAGGCCAGTATTTATTCCTCCGTCTATCTTTCCGCTGTCACCTTTTTTCTTTGTGCTATTTATAATAGGACTTAATTCAATAGCATCTGATTGTGCTATAACCGTCATAATTTCGCCATGCTCTACTTCTGCAATAACGCCATTAAATACTGTCTGCAAAGAGTTCGGATTAGAACCATAACCAGCTCTTAGATGCACTCTAACGCCAGGCTTTAGTCTCATGTTTTCTATCTCTGTCACATACTTAGAACTCATGTGAGATTTTATATTCATTGATCTATTGAGTAAGGTTTGCAAAACTGCAGCTGTTCCTTGAGAAAGATTTGTTGCTGTAGAAGAGATGTCTTTATTTGTAATACCATTGCTCAATACTCCATCAGTAGTTATGATGCTATTTAATGTAAGTTCTGGTCTAGACAACTTAGAGTATGTATTTGAAAGTCTTAACATCAGGGTGTCGCCCAATATATCTTCTGACTGAACAATTGAAAAATCTATAATTGACTGAAGACCATAGAAATTATCAAATAGTTTAACGCCAGCAAAGTAGTTGCTATCGTCGATAAGCCAAAGCATGTAGGTTGGGAATGCTCTAATCATTCTTCCACCTATGTCTCTGTATCTTGTATCCAGCATCATCTTCTGCCAATGCTTAGCTACACCCTTATGACTGCCTCCAGTAGATACTGCTTGTGGAGAATCCATACTGTCGTTGCCGTATGCATTCATGTATGAGTCCAGTGACTTTGCTGTTGGCACTCCGGTGTGTGATTTTTGTGGATCTCTTTCTGGTGTTTGTGTATCAGAAATTGTTGTTACCTGAGAGGTAGGAGTCAACTTACCTTTTGAATCAACTCTTAAAAAATCTTGAGCTATATAGAATCTTCCATCATCTTTATGCTGATAACCTAGTATGTAGCCACCATCTGGGGTTTGGTATATTGCTGGCAATTTGCCAGTTTGACCAGAATCAGCTGCTGGAATAAAATGCATCAAACCAAAATGGTCAACATCATCTGGATCAAAGGATGGAAGTTCTTTTCCATCAGCTTTTTCAATACTGTCTGCTATTAATTTATTAAATTTACTTACTTCTTCTTTTGAACCAGAAACTATATCCCCTATTTTTAATTCACCGTATCTAGTGCCAAACTTTACATCCTCAAAAGAATACTCTATATCATCATCGTCTTTAAATAGATCAATCATATCCTTCCAAATTGTTGGATATTTATTAGCTATGAATCTACTTGCTTGCAATGGGCTTTCAAATTCTGGTTCATTCATTTGATCAAATATAGCTATTCTAAATACTTTCATAGCTTCACTTGAACTAAGCTTAGATTGGTCTATTAAATATTCTTTAACCTTATTAATATCACCATTATTTTCTATTAGAATTTTTTTAACAAAATAGACATACGATTTGCCTCTATCATTTAAATTATTCTTTTCATTTGCATTTGAAGTTGGT